GTGCAGGGGCCGGGCGCGGCGAAGATCGCGTGGGGCACCCCCGGCGACTTCAACCGGTGCCGCGCCAACCTCGCCAAGTACGTCAAGCCGCAGCACCTCGCCGGGTACTGCGCCAACCGGCACTACGACGCGCTCGGGTTCTGGCCCGGTCAGCACCACGCACTCCAGCGTCTGGTCGCCTCCGCCGACACCCCGGCGCTGCGTCTGGTGGACCTCTCCAACGGCGAGCGCCCGCCGCTGGAGTGGTTCACCGACCCGCACCTGACCGGTCCCTCACCGGTCGTGGTCACGGAGGACCGGCGCATCTTCGGGCACCTCGCCCAGTGGGGCACCTGCCACATCGGCCTCGGTGGGGTCTGCGTCACCGCGCCACCGTCCGTCACCGACTACGCCTACTTCCGCACCGGGGCGGTGCTGACGGACGAGGGCGAGGTGGCGGTGGGCCACATCACCATGGGCACCGGGCACGCCAAGGAGCGGTGCAGCCACCGGGTGGCGGTGGCGCACTACGACGACACCGGGTTCTGCGTCGCCGACGTCGCGGCCGGTGACGACGAGCACGGCGTGTGGATCGCCGGGATGGTCCGCCCGAGCGCCACGGAGGAGCAGGTGTACGCGCTGCGTTCCGCCGCCCTGTCCGGCGACTGGCGGGACATCGGCGGCAACCTCGAACTGGTGGCCGCGCTCGCCGTGAACGTTCCCGGGTTCCCCATCCCACGCACCTCCCTCGCGGCGTCCGGCGGGCGGCAGATCAGCCTCGTCGCCGCCGGTGTGGTCCCCCCCGGTTACACCGTGCAACCGAAGGATATCGGTGTCATCGTGGCCGCCGCCCTCGACGAGTACGAGGCCCGCCAGCGGCGCAGGGCGACCATGGCCCGGCTCCGGGAGAAGGCGCATCGTGACCCGAGGTCGCGGATGGCGGCATTGGCGCAGCGGCGATGAAGAAGTTCCGGTGGCCCCGCAGGACCCCGCCTCCCGACCCGGCTCAGCCCCCGCCCACGTGGCGGCAGCGGGTGGCCGAGAAGGCGTCTGGGGTCCGGCGACGGAAGAAGTGAAGCGGGTCAGGAGGGATGTCCATGGAGTCTGGCGGTGCCCATACTGCGGCAGCGACCACTTCACCAACCGGGACGCCAGCAACGGGAGGGTCTGGGTCGGAGGTCCGGCACATGTCGGGCGGCGGCTCCCGCCCCGGTTGAGGTGCGGAATGTGCAACCGGAAGTTGAAGGGCGGCAAGAAAGGGAAAGCGTGATGAGGAGTCTCACGGGCGGCTGCGGGTGTGGCGGCACCAAGGCGAAGAAGCAGCAGTTCGTCTACACCAACAGCAGCGGGCAGCAGCAGCAGTACAAGACCGAGTTGGAGGCAAGGGCGGCCCAGATACGGGCCGGGGGCGGGGGTTCGATCCGAGTGGTTCCCCGGTAGCGCGGCGCGACCAGAACGTGCCGCCCGACAGCCCCTTCCCCTCATGGCGGGGGAGGGGCTGTCGCCTGTCGGTGGCCGGGGGTACTGTCGTCTCAGAGCCTCCGGCCTGCTCGGACCTAGTTCGGTAGCCACCGCTTGATGCCTATGCGTCGCGGACCAGCGCAACGACCGACTTCCGAGTCAGGAGACCAGTCATGGACTTCACCGTCAACGACGACCTCTCGGCCTACACGCCGGACGAGATTGCCGACCTCATCACGGCGGGCAACGAGGCGCTGGACGCCCTGTTCGCCATCGAGGACCCCACCGACGAGCAGGTGGCGGAGGCGGAGCGGATCACCGCAGCCATCGCCGCACTCCACGCCGAGCAGGCATCCCGCACCTCCCGGGTCGAGCGGATGGCCGCCCTGCGCGAGTCGCGCACCGAGGCGACCCTCCCGCCGGAGCCGCCGGAGCCCGACCCCGCGCCCGACCCCGCACCGGAGGAGACGGCACCGGAGCCCGTGCCGGAGCCGCAACCGGAGCCCGTGCAGGCATCCGCGAGGGAGTCCGCGCGAGCGACCCTCGCCCGGCGCACCACGCGCCCGCGCGTACCGGAGCGCACCGAGGCCCGGCTCACCATCACCGCCGCAGCGGACGTGCCCGACTTCGCCACCGGCGCGGGGATCGACGACATGGTGGGCGTCGCACAGGCCACGATCAACCGGATGCGCGGGTTCCCCGACGTGTACGGCATCGAGGGTGCGCAGATGCAGAAGTACCCGGTCGCCACGTTCCGCACCGAGTTCCCCGAGGAACTGGTGATCGACCGCAACAGCGACGACATGGAGGTCCTCGCCTATGCGGCACGTGAGGCACGCCTCCCGGGTGGCTCCCTCCGCGCGGCCGGTGGCTGGTGCGCCCCGTCCGAGACGCTGTACGACTTCTGCGGTGGGGCGACCGCCGACGGTCTCATCGACCTCCCCGAGGTCAACGCCCGGCGTGGCGGCATCCGCTACACCGAAGGCCCGAAGTTCTCCGACATCTACGCCGACGTGGGCTTCTGCCAGACGGAGGCGCAGGCGATCGCCGGGACCCCCAAGACCTGCTACACGGTCGAGTGCCCGGCGTTCGTGGAGACCCGGCTCGATGCGTGTGGCATCTGCGTGAAGGTGCCGATCCTCACCAACGCCGCCTACCCGGAACTCGTCTCCGACGTGCTCAGCCAGTCGCTCCTCGCGCACCAGCACAAGATGTCGGTGAAGGCGATCACCGCGATGGTCGCCGCCTCCGGGTCTGCCGTCGCCGTGGCCGACTTGAAGGCCACCTCCTCCGGCACGCTCGACGCGGTGGAACTCATCGCCAACACCACCCGGCAGGACTGGCGGCTCGGGTTCAACGAGACGCTGGAGGTCGTGGCCCCGTTCTGGCTCCGTGGTGCGATCCGCGCCGACCTCGCCAACCGCAACGGTGTCGACCTGCTCGCCGTCTCCGACGGGCAGATCGACTCGTACTTCTCGGCCCGCAACGTGCGGGTCCAGTACATCTACAACTGGCAGCCGCTGGGAGCCGGTCAGGAGGGCTACCCGGCCACGGTGCAGGTCCTGATCTACCCGGCGGGCACCTTCATCAAGGCGACCAACGACGTCATCAACCTCTCCGCCGTCTACGACGCGGCCTCGCTGGTGGCCAACGAGTACACCGGTCTGTTCGTGGAGGAGGGCATCGCGGTCATCAAGCGGTGCTTCGAGTCCAAGTTGGTCACGATCCCGGTCTGCGCAGGCGGTATCACCGGAGCGGCGAACAACACGGCCTGCTTCTCGCTGACCCCGTGACCCGGCAGCCCGACAGACAGGAGGCCGCGATCATGGCCAAGGGCAAGGGCAGGAGCAGCAGCACCCCGCAGAAGCCGCAGGGCGAGGTGCGGGTGCCCGTCGGAACCGACAACGCCGTCCTGTTGCTGGCGGCAGCAGAGGAGGCGGGACTGGACCCCGGCATCGTGCGAGTCGAGAACGGCAACTTCGTCGTACCCGCCGAGGTCGCCGACAAGGCCGGGGTGGAATCCATCCCCGACGACACGAAGGAGAAGTGAGCCATGGCAGGCAAGTGCTTCCCACTGGTCCGTGGCCGTGCCATGCGCGCCACGCGGCTCGATGGCTGCGGGAGGCTCGATCCGGGAGCGTGCTCGGCCATCGTCTCGGATGGGTTCGTCTCCGTGGCGTTCACCGCCAACATCGACGAGGGCGAGGAAATCAACCTCACGAACGCCGCAGGGCGGACGTGCGTGAAGGACACCCCGACCCCCACCCTGACCGGGTACAGCCTCACGATCACCTTCTGCGAGGTGAACCCGGACCTGTACGCCATGCTGACCGGTCAGTCCACGGTGTTCGACGCCAATGGCGACGCGGTCGGCTTCCGGGTCAACGGCGACGTGGACGCCTCCTCCTCCGGCTTCGCGCTGGAGGTCTGGAGCAACGTTCCCGGCGTCGCCTGCGAGGCGGGGGCGGAGGGCTCGTTCGGCTACCTGCTGGTGCCGTTCGTCCAAGGCGGCGTGCTCGGCGACTTCACGCTGGAGAACGCTGCGGTCACCTTCACCCTCCAGAACGCCACCACCAAGTCCGGCTCGGGCTGGGGCAAGGGTCCGTACAACGTCGTCGAGCAGGAGGCCGGAGGTGCCGGGCCGCTGCTGGAGGACATCGCGTCCGGTGACTTCCTGCACGTCCAGTTGACCACGATCGCGCCACCCGACCCCGACTGCGAGTGCACCGCATCCGGTCCACCGGCCACCGGAGCCACCGCCGGGTCCCCCGGCACGTGGACCCCCGTGGACTCCTACCCGCCGGAGACGCTGCCCGAACTGGTCGCCGGGTCCGTGACGGCATCGCCCGCCACGGCATGGACGGCCGGGCAGTACGTCGTCCTCGGGGACGGCAGCCACGCGAAGTGGAGCGGTACTGCATGGCAGGCGGCCACGTAGCAAGGGCACCTCTGGCCGGGGAGAGCAGCACTCCCCGGCCAGAGTCCTGTGGGGCCTACCCTGATGGCGTCAGGAGGTCACGATGAGCGTTCCCGCCCTGCCGGACTACTGTCCGTATACACTCGACAATATGTGCTGCGATGGGTGCGGACGAGAGACGGACAAGACATGGCCTGCCAAGGACGGGACGGAAGGGCGCTGGTGCTCCCGCTGTGACGCCCGCTACCGGAGGCATGGTGACGTGAACCACACGGCGTTCAAGGAACGGACCGACTGTCGCATCTGCGGCGATCCGGGTTTGGTTGGCGACCTCTGCAACCGGCACTACCTTCGTGCGCTGCGTCACGGTGACCCCAAGGCTGGCGGCTCCGAGCGACGCGGCGTCCTCGCCAACGTCATCTACACCCAGCACGGCTGGGAATGGGTAGGGGCAAAGCATCGGGTTCATGGGATCGTCTACGGCCGGTACAACCACGAGACCGCGCACCGGGTGATCTACCGGCTGTTCGTGGGTCCGATTCCTGCTGACGATGACTATGTTGTGGACCATCTGCCCGCCTGCCCAAAAACCTGCGTGACGCCAACCCACCTGCGACTGCTCCGGCGTGGTGACCACACCCGTCTTGGCTTCGCCAGAGGAGAGATTGGAGGTGGTCAGATATGGCAGTAGACCCGGTTGCACCCCTTCCCGACTACTGCTGGTAGCGGCCCGTCGACGAGGGGTGCTGCCCGGACTTCGGCACGCACCCGCTGGAGGTGCAGGACCGGGCGAAGGCCCTCGCCGCCCAGACGATGCGGGCGCTGACCGCCTACCGGGTCGGCGGCTGCCCGGTCACGGTGCGCCCCTGCAAGCGGGGCTGCGTGGAGGGCTCCGCGCACTGGCTGTGGACCGGGGTCACGTTCCGGCCGGTGGCGTGGGGCGGGCAGTGGGTCAACTCCTGCGGCTGCAACAGCACCTGCTCGTGCGGGCCGCTGGAGGAGATGGCGCTACCGGCCCCGGTGGGGCGCGTGGACAGGGTCCTCGTGGACGGACAGCCCCTCCCGGTCACCGCGTACCGGGTCGACAACGGGAACCGTCTGGTGCGGCTGGACGGGGGCCTGTGGCCGGTCTGCCAGAACATGGACAAGCCCGATACCGAGGTCGGCACCATGTCGGTGACGTACCTCAACGCCTACGCGGTCGACGGGCTCGGGGCGTACGCGGCCGGGGTGCTGGCGTGCGAGTACGCCAAGGCGTGCGCCGGTGCCAAGTGCCGCCTCCCCTCCGGGGTGACCGACATCGCCCGCCGGGGCATCTCCATGACCATCACGACCGGCCTGTTCCCGGACGGGGTGACCGGCATCCGCGAGGTGGACGCCTACATCCTCCGCTGGAACCCCAACGGCCTGCGGATGGCACCGCGCGTCTGGTCCCCGGACCAGCGCCCCATCCGGGTGGTCACCCCGCCCGCCCCCGCCCTGCTGCAAGCCCCGACCCAGCAGGACCTCCGGCTCCGGCAGGGGGACGACTACCACGGCACCATCAGCGTCACCACCGCCGGTGGGGGACCGGCCAACCTGACCGGGTACACCGCGCTGGCCCAACTCCGCCGGGACGTGGCCGACGCCGACCCCACCGTGGACGCCACGTTCACCACCTCCGTGACCGGGGACCAAGTCACCCTGTTCCTGCCGGGAGCCACCACGGCGACGCTCACCGGGGACTACGTGTGGGACGTCGAGGTGACCTCCGGGACCGGTGAGACGACCACCCTCATGTACGGGCGGGCACTGGTCGAGTCGCAGGTGAGCCGGGTATGAGCGAGGACCTGCACGCCACCCTGTCCCAGCAGGGCATGACGGCGACCATGCCGCAGCCCCCGGTCATGAGCGCCCACCTCGTGCAGGGACCACCCGCCCCCGCGCCGGTGGTGATCCTCACGCAGGCCGAGTACGACGGCCTCCCCGGCAAGGACCCCGACATCCTCTACGTCATCGTCAACTAGGAGAGACCATGGCCGCCATCACCTCGGGCGAAATCCTGTTCAAGTACAGCATCAAGACGGGCTCCGCCGGGAACAGCACCGCCTCCGCCCCGAGCACCTCGCTGGGCAAGTACATCAGCACCAGCGCGTGGGCCGGTGGCGCGGCCAACGACCTGTTCGACGACATCAGCGGCGCGGAGAACGCGGCCAGCACCGTCGACTACCGCTGCATCTTCGTGCACAACAGCAACGGCGCGAACACCCTCCAGAACGCCGTGGTCTACCTGTCGGCGGAGACCGCCGGAGGCGCGGCCATCGCCATCGCCACCGACAACGTCGCCGCCAGCGCGCTCGCCTCGGCCAGCCCGCAGGCCGCCGAGATTGTCAACGAGACCACGGCACCCTCCAGCGTCAGCGCCTTCTCCAGCCCCACCTCCGCAGGCACCGGCCTCAGCCTCGGCAACATCCCGTCCGGGCAGGTCAAGGCGTTCTGGGTGCGCCGCACGGCGGCCAACACGGCGGCCCTGTCCAACGACGGCGTGACGATAGCCGTCACGGGGGACACCGGCAGCCTCTGACCCCTGAGAGGGGGCGGTCGTGGCCCTCGGCACGCCCACCCAACTGGGCAGCACGCAGGCTGGCACCTCCAGCCCGCAGACCATCAGCAGCATCAGCCCGGCTGCCAATGCGCTGATCCTCGTCTGCGCTGGCATCAGCGGCAGCGCCACCACCACCGGCGACATCACCGTCTCCACGACCATCAGCGGCCTGTCGTTCACCGAGGTGGAGGTGGGTGGCGGGGCGGGTACCAGCCAGCGCATCATCGTGGCCTATGGCGTGACCGGGTCCTCCCCCGGCACCGGCAACATCACCGTGACCTATGCGGGCACCCCGACCCACGCCCGCTCGTTCGTGCTCCAAATCACGGGGGCGGACACGACCACCCCCGTCGTCGGGACCGTCTCCATCGGCAACCAGACCGCCACCAGTCTGTCCCAGACCGTCACGACGGCCCCCGCCACCAGCGACATCCTGTTCGCCCTCGCCGGGTCCCGGAACGACACCAACGGCATCACCCTCGGGGCCTCGTTCACGTCCATCGTCAACGCCTTCTCAGGCAGTCCCTCCGCCTCGCTCCTCGCGCAGTACCGCACCGGCACCACCAGCACCACGGTCGATGCCTCCGGCATGTCCACGAGCAGCAACTCGATCATCGGGTTCGTCGTCAAGCAGGCTGCCGCAGGTGGCACCACCCCGGTCACCGGCTCACGGGTCACCACATGGACCGTCGGGGCGACCGTCACGCCCGCCAGCCGGGCCACCACGTGGACCGTCCGCACCCCTGTTACACCGAGTAACAGAGCCACCACATGGCACACCGGGCTGAGCGACTACGACAAGGCCGTGGTGGTCGACAACCCCCGGGCGTACTTCCGCGTGACCGGGTCGGCCGAGAACGACCTCGCGGGCAACGGGCACACCATCACCTACACCGGCTCCCCCACCACCACGACCATGCCCAACGGCGACACCATCGCCAAGTTCAACGGCACCACCCAGTACGCCGACATCGCGGACGCCGACGACCTGTCCGTGCCCACCACCGGCATCCTCACCCTTGAAGTGTGGATGCGGCCCGACAGCATCGGCCCGTTCCAGACGTTCACCGGGACCGGGAACTACGTCAACTGGATCGGCAAGGGCGACAACGACAGCCCCGGCAACAACGAGTACCTCGGGCGCATGTACCCGGTGAACTACGCGCCACGGCCCAACCGCATCAGCGGCTACGCCTTCAACCCCACCGGTGGCACGGGTGTCGGCTCGTACTTCGAGGGCGGCATCAGCGGCACTCCGTACCTGCAAGTGGGCGACTGGGTCCAGTGGACGCTCATCATCGACACCACGGACCTCGGCGACGGCTGGGGCACCACGAAGTTGTACCGCAACGGCGTCCTCAAAGACACCGACACCCTCATCACGCTCAGCATCGACCCCCAGAACGGGGACGCCCCGCTGCGCGTCGCCACCTCCGACCTCGCCGCCTTCTTCGAGGGTGCCATCGGCAAGGTCGCGGTCTACGACTACGCCCTGAGCACCACCCGGATGCTCGCCCACCGCTCGGCCATGTACGCGGGGATCACCGCGCTGGCATCCCCGGCCACCCGAGCCACGACGTGGAGTGTCGCCGAGCCCGGTGGTGGCACCACCCCGGTCACCGGGAGCCGGGCGACGACGTGGTCCGTGGCCGCCACCGTCGCAGCCAGCCGGGCCACGACATGGACGGCGCGCGCCGTGGTCGCCGGGACGAGGGCCACCTCGTGGGTCGTCCGCAGCGTCGCCACCTCCACACGCGCCACGACGTGGCAGGTGCGGACCCCGGTCGCATCGACCCGGGCCACGACATGGTCGGTGCTCACCCCGGCCTCGTCCACGAGGGCCACCACATGGACGGTGCGCACCCCCGTCACCGCCGCCACCCGGGCGACGACGTGGCAGGTGCGGGCTGCCGTCAGCGGCACGCGGGCCACGACGTGGGTGACGCGGGTGCAGGTCGCCTCGACCCGTGGCACCTCGTGGCTGGTGCTCTCCCCGGTCTCCGGCAGTCGCTCCACCCTGTGGCACACCCGGGCCGCACCCGCCGCCACGCGGGTCACGACGTGGTCCGTGCTCACCCCGGTCGCGGCCAGCAGCAGGGCCACCACATGGCGGGCGCTGGCCCCCGTCACGACCACCCGCGCCACCACATGGCACACCGACGGCAACCTCACCGTGGTCTCCGCCACCCGGGCGACCACGTGGGAGGTCATCGGGCGGATCAGCGGCAGCCGGGCCACCACGTGGACCGTGCGGACCCCGCTCACGGTCAACCGCTCGACGACGTGGACGGCGTCCGGCCTCGTCACCGTCAGCCGGGCCACCACATGGGCCGCCCGCTCCCTCATCTCCGGCACCCGTGCCACCACGTGGAACCAGCGCGCCGTCACCGGCACCGCCCGGACCACCACGTGGGACGTCGCCGGGGCGCTCACCACCGTCACCGCCAGCCGCGCCACCACATGGGACGTGGTCGGCGCGGTTGCGGCGCTTGTCCCCGTCACCGGCACCCGCGCCACGACGTGGTCCACCCTCCTCGTCGTCACGGCCCACCGGTCCACGCTGTGGGCGGTGGGCGTTGGGGTGACCGCCGACCGCACCACCGTGTGGGTGCTCGCCGCTGGCGTCACCGCCGTCCGGGACACCCGATGGGCCGTTTTCTCCGACCTCGTCACCGGCTGGCTGATCGAGGACGTGATCGACGTCCGGCTGGGCACCGTGCAGGCCACGGCCATGTATGTCGGGGACGTCAAGGTGTGGCAGCCCGAGGGTACCTTCTAGGTAGTTGAGAGGAGCCCCATGTCCTACAACGACATCGCCGACATGGCGGTCAATGCGCAGTTGCAGAACCGGGTGATCGCCTGCGCGGCCGTCGAGGGTGAGCCCAACCCGGTGTCGTGGCTGTCGTCGAACATGTGGGCCATTGCCGCCTCACCGGGCTGGGGCGATGCGTGGGAGTACGGGCTCGCCACCGGCATCCCGCCGGAGGAGATAGGGGCGAACGAGGCCGTCATCTCCGACGCCATGATCCTCGCTGCCGTGCAGGTGGTCAGGAGCGAATGATGCGTTCCGACCACCACTTCTGGCCGACGATGCTCTCGCTCGCGGAGTGCCTGTGCCAGCAGATCACCGACTCGGAACTGCCGGACGTGTGCTTCTGCGGGGTGCTGCCCGGCGACCTCACTCTCGAATACTGCACCTCCTGCGACGGCGGAGCCTGCGGGCAGGCATGGGTGCGACTGGTCGGGGTCAGCGTGCTTGCCGGTGTCGAGGAGGCCGCCAACCCGTGCACCGCCCCGTTGCAGGCCCTCGTCGAGGTCGGCATCGCCCGCTGCGCACCCACGGGTGGGGACGACGGGAGCCCGCCCACTCTCGCGCAGCAACTGGATGCGGCGGCACTCCAGACGGCGGACATGGCCGCCGCGCTGCGCGCCATCCGATGCTGCGAGGCGCTCAGCCCGAAGGACTTCGCCATCACGCAGTGGACGCCCATCGGCCCCGAGGGTGTCTGCCTCGGCGGTGCGTGGGCCGTCCTCCTGTTCGAGGGGGACTCGTGGCCTCCGTAAGCACCCGGGTCGTGGTCTACGACTCCAAGATCACCGCCATGTCCCTGCCCGGTGGACAGGTGTGGCGGTGGGCCTACCAGCGCCGTCAGCGGGTGCTGCACCTTGCCAAGTTGAGGTGCCCGCAGGGAAAGACCGGACGGCTCCGGGAGTCCATCACGGCCTACTACGACCCGGCCGCTCCCCGCGACCACATCATCATGCAGGTCGCCGCCGAGACGCCCTACGCCGCAGCCGTCCACGAGGGGGCCGAGCCGCACCTGATCTACCCGAGTAAGTCCCCACGTCTGGTGTTCTGGTGGGAGCGCGAGGGCCGGAAGTTCGTGGGCCGTGTCGGGCAGCCGGTGCACCACCCCGGTATCAGGCATCCGCAACCGTTCCTGCGGGAGGCGCTGGAGGCCGTCATGCGCGATCTGTAGTGCCGAGGTCACCGCTAGTCTGCTGGTGTTACACGGGGTAACAACGCCCCAGAAAGGGTCACCGATGACATACAAGGAGTTTGTCACCTCCGCTCAGGCGGACCGCGCATCCGGTGAGGTAGGCAGGCCGATCACCGTACTGGTGGACGGTGAGGAAATCACCTTCGAGGGGGCCACCGAGTCGCAGATCGCACTGCTCATCGCCGCCACCTCGGCCACCGCCACCAACATCACCAGCGGCATCGCGGACGTCATCAACTTCTTCTTCTCGCTCCTCAGCGAGGAGGACAGCCGCACGTTGCGGCACCGCCTGTTCGACCGGGACGACCCGTTTGACGTGGAGAACATCACCGACATCCTCATGTACCTCGTCGAGGAGTGGTCCGCCCGCCCTACCCAGTCGCCCTCCGACTCCACGCCATCGCCGAACTCCGCTGGTCAGAAATCGACGGCGAGGCTGCGGCGCACGGGGTGAGTCCGATGGCGATGCGACCCGACCGTTTCTGCAACTACGTCTATGCGTGGTCAGTGGCCCGCGTCGAGGATCGCGCCGACTTCGACACGAACCTGCTGGCCCCCCTGCCGGGGCAGCGGCGGCGTACGGAACCCAGCCAGAGCGTGACCCAGAGCGAGGGCGAAGGGTTCATGGAGTTCATGTCCGCCGTCACCAGCACGTAGGAGGGCCGCGATGCCAGCCCGGGGCGACCTCGTCGGCGATGCGTACGTCCGCATCCACGCGGACACCACCTTCATGCGTCGGGCCATCAAGCGCCGGGTCGATGCCGATATCGCAGACCTCGGCAAGAGTTTCGAGCGCGAGATGGCCCGCGCGGGTGACCAGATCGAGCAGAACTGGCGTCGCAATCTTGCCCGCATGGTCGTCTCCGCCGACTTCTCCCCACTGGTCAAGCAGTTCGGCACCGTTGACAAGGCCGTGGACTCGGTTGAGGTGTCACTGCTGCACTTGGTGCAGGCCAACGCCATCTCCATGAAGTCGTTCCGGGAGGCGCAGAAGATACTCGAAGAATGGAAGGTGCCCGCCAAGCAGGCGGAGGCCGCCAAGCAGGCGGCCAAGGCTGTGGAGGAGGCGGCGAAGCAGCAGAGGGTCTACAACGCGGAGTTGCGGAAGGCCGAGCCCCAGCAGGTCAGAGCCATGACCTCCTCGTTGGAGGCTCTCGGTGATGCGTTGCGCAAGGACAACGTCAACCGGGCGTACAACGTCGACCTGTTGAAGCGACACCGGGTGAACGTCGAAACCCTGACGAAGAAACTCGCCAAGAATGAGAACAGCATGGCCTCCTTCTCCAAGGAGACCGAGAAGTTCGCGCTGCGACTGGACCGGACCGGCAGTGCGGTGGGTCGGTTGTTCGGCAAGGGTTCGCGCAACGATGCCATCAACTTCTTTGGGTCGGTCATCGGGGGCTTCACCAAACTCGTCATCAGCGGTGGTGGCCTCGTACACCTGTTCTCCTCGTTGACCAGCAGTGTCGGTAACCTGTTCGAGAAGTTCAACATTCTGCGTGCGTCCGGTGACGGGTTCGCCTCGGCGTTCACCAAGACCTTCGGGCAGGCGGCCCTCGCCGGACTCGGTGGCTTCATCGTCTCCATCGGCGTCCTCGCGTTCCTGATGGAGAGCCTCGTCGTCATCTCTGGTCTCCTCGCTTCCTCGTTGGCCCTGCTGACCGGTGCCCTCACCGCAGCGGCCGCAGCCGTCACGTTCGGGCTGGTCGGTGCACTGCTGCCGCTCGTCCCGTTGCTGCTGACCCTCGGCCCCGCGATCCAGACGTTCACCGCCGTCTGGGGCAAGTTGAGCGCTGACGTCAAGCAGCAGACCCCGGAGGTCAGGAAACTGTCGAAGGCGTGGTCCGAGGTCAGCAAGGCCATGGACCCGATCGCCGACAAGATCGTCAAGTCCATCTCCACCATCACCCCGGCGCTGGTCGACTTCTGGAAGCCGCTGGTCGTCGCCACCGGAGAGGCCGCCGCACGGGTCGTCGAGGACTTCGGTGGCATCTTCACCGACCCGGCCATGAAGGGGTTCCTGAGCGAGTGGCAGGACACCCTGCCCCGACTGTTCGAGAGTCTCGGGCACACCCTCACCGACCTGACTGCCGGGTTCATCGCCTTCTTCGGTCCCGTCCTCGACTACTCGGAGAAGTTTGCGGAGGCGCTCGGCGGGATCGCGGAGGACTTCCGGGACTGGGCCACCTCCGCCGAAGGCCAGAACGCCATCGAGGAGTTCATGCTCCTCGCGTGGGAGTCGGCCAAGACGTTGTGGGACATCGTCACGCAACTCGGCGAAGCGCTCGGCAAGGTCTTCATGTCCGGCGAGACCACCGGTCAGGGCTTCCTCCAGTACCTCGCCGATCTGGCGGAGAGGTTCAACCAGTGGCTCTCCACCACCGAGGGTCAGGAGACGATGCGGAACTTCTGGCGGGACGTGCAGGACTTCGCGAAGCAGGGCAAGGACCTCATCGCGGCGCTGTTCAAGTTGTTCGACGAACTCGACACCGCGCAGTCCCGCAAGCAGGTGAGCCTGTTCATCAACGGTCTGACCACCATCGTCGGCTGGCTCTCCAGCATCGTCGAATGGATCGGCACGTGGGCCGGGGCGATGACGGCGCTCGGCCTTGCCATCGGGCGTGCGGTCAGCCTCGGAGTGACGGCGTTCCGCATATTCTTCACCGTGGTCACCGGGGTGTTCCAAGGCATCCTCGTGGCGGCAACCATCGCCCTTGGCTGGATGCCCGGCCTCGGTGAGAAGTTGCGTGTCGCCGCTGGGAACTTCTCCCGGTTCCGGTCCAGTGCGAACGCCGAGTTGGCGAAGATCGACCGGACCCTCTCCGTCACGATCCAGACCGCTGAGGCCATGGCGAGCATGACCGCTCTCCAGCGGCAGATGGCGAAGTTGCAGGACAAGACCGTCGTCGTCACCGTCAAGGGTCAGGTCGTCGGGGCCGGTGCCGGGCGAGCCATGGTCGGCGGTCAGGTCATGCAGTCCGGCGGCATCCTCACCGGGCCGACCCACATCCTCGCCGGTGAGGCCGGTCGGGAGGCCGTCGTCCCGCTCGACCGCCCACTGTCCCTGATCGACCCGGCGGTGCGCGCTCTCGCCGCGTTCGCGCAGGGCATCCCGTATCTGGCCCGAGGCGGGATCGGTGGTGGCAGGTCCATCAACATCAGCCAAGGTGCCATCACGGTGAACTCGCCAGCGGCGGACCCGAGACACGTCGCCATGTCCGTCATCGACCAGATCGCAGCGTCTGCATACTAGGAGGCATCATGGCCTTCCCCGGGTGGCTCACCTTCGCTGGTGCCGAGGTCATCAACATCGAGCGGGTGACCACGTACGCCAAGGCGCTCGTGCCCCAGTTGGCTGTTACACCGTGTGACGACTGCGACGACCTGCACAGCATCCTCGGGCAGGCGGAGTACACCCTCCCCGCCGAGGACAACGCGCCGTGGTACGACGCCGCCGTACCGGACAGCCACGGGTTCGCCGGGCTCTACCCGCTGTCGGTGACCGGGCTGGACGACGACACCCGGGAGGCGGAGGTCACCCAGTCCACCTTCGACGGCGGGTACGTCGGCAACCTCCGACGCAAGACCCGAGAGGTGCGGGTGTCGGGCCTGCTCATCGGCGAGGACCAAGGCTGTGTGGACTACGGCCTGTTCTGGTTGCGGTCGCTGCTCGACGCGGAGGTGCGCAAGGCGAAGATCGGCCGGGCCGACCCGGGCTCGGAGACGATGGCGTCCATCCCCGACATCTGTTCGCAGGAGAAGGGCGACATCCAGTTCCTCGCCGCCTGCCCGGAACTGGGCTGCGGCAAGCACTGCGGCCACACCTCCTCCGGCAAGGACGTCGCGCACCCGGTCGACCTGTCCACGCTCAAACCGACCTCCGGCACCTACCAGCAGGTGGGCGGGCAGTGGACGTTCACCCCTGCCAGTGGCGTTGACGAACTGCGGACGCCACTGCTGCCGGACACGGAGACCTGCCCGGTGCGGTACGTGTGGGTCTTGAAGGAGGGCTCGCCCGGTGCCACCGCCACCGGCATGGGGGTTCGTGACGGGAAGTTCACGTACCAGACCGACGCGGAGTTGCAGTACGAGCGGTTGAACCTCGCAACCAACCCGCAGTGGAAAACGACCTCCGGCACGGTTGAGGTGCGGCGCAACCTTGCCATCAACCCGTCGATGCGGAAACTGGCCCCACCCAACGTGACGATGACCAACCGGGTCGTCAACCCGCGCGGCCACACGAACACCACGGGCTGGATTCTCTCCTCTGGCACCGGCGGTACCTCCGCACTGACACGAGCGAGCACGGGCGGGCCGGACACCCGGTCGCCGTCGTACGTGCGGCAGACATGGAGCGCACCGCAGAGCGGTACCACGCAGCAGAACTTCCTCGGCTTCGGCAACCTCACCGGCGGCACCGACGAACTGGTCGTGGTGGCCGGGGAGCGGGTGTTCTTCTCCGGTGCCTTCCGCACCTCACTGAGCGGTCAGGCGTACTCCGCCCGCATCTGGTTCTACAACGCCTCCGACACCCTGCTCGGGACCGAGCACGAAGGCGTGACGGTGGCTGCCACGGCCAACGTGTGGCACCACGTCGAGGTGTCGGGCATCGTCCCGGCGACGGCGACGGCAGCCCGCATCGTCATCCAGAAGGTGTCCGGCGGGCTCCAGCAGACCAACTCCAAGTTCGACGCCTCGGCGTTCATCTTCATCCGCAACCAGCACTCCTCCATCGCCTACTTCGACGGCTCCTCCACGTCCATCGGCGGGCAGACCTACTCGTGGGTCGGCACCGCGCAGGCTTCCGCCTCGAACGCCACCGGCAACATCAACACCATCCGCACGAACACCTTCGTCAACCCGGCCCTGACGACCACCGCCTCGTACTACTCCAACATCGAGAACGGTCAGGGCACCATCACCGGGACGCGCGAACTGGCACCCGGGCTGGTCTTGCAGGGCACCACGATCCCGGCGTTCTACCGGGGCAAGTGGACCGCCATCACCGGGGGCGCACCGGCCGGGACCGGCATCTTCATCGGCTCGACGGCGAGCCTCGCGATCAAGGTGCAGGCGAACCAGCCGATGGCGTTCAGTGTCTACGCGCGCAGCAGCCACTTCGACCGGACGGCCCAACTGACCGCCACCTATTACGACGCGGTCGGCATACCGATCGGTGCGGTGGACTCCGGGCCGGAGACGCCCATCGGCGGACAGGGTTGGAGCCGCCTGACGGTCACGACCGCCGACGTGCCCATCGGAGCCGAGAGCGTCATCCTCCGGGCTCTCGGCGTGGGTGGCAGCAACTGGGTGCTCAACGACACCATGGACGTCACGGCCGTCCTGAGCGAGATTGGCACGCTCGTGCAGACGTACTTCGATGGCAGCACCCCGGACACGGCTGGCATCGACTACGCATGGAGCGGTGGTGCCGCAGGGACGGTCCCGTCGGAGGCCCGGTCCACCGTCTCGGGGGCCGAGGTCGTCGCCCGCATCAACTACGCCCTGAACCCGATGCAGCACGCCTCCTACCCGTCCGGCATCATCACCTCCTCGACGCCGCTGTACCCGCTCACGCAGAACGCCGTGCAGAACCGGACGCTGACCACGCGCACCGCCACGTCCCCGAGCCCGACCGTCAGCGACGTGGCCGTGGAGGGTGGGACGACCACGGCCACCCAGCCAGCGGCCCCCGGTGAGACGTTCACCATCTCCGTCGACGTGACCACCACCGCCGCCAACCGGAACTGGAGCGCGTACATCAGTTTCCTCAACGCGGCGCTGGTCGAGGTGGGTACCGGGACGCTGCGCTCCGGGAACATCGCCACCGCTGGCAGCACCTCCGGCCCGACCCGGTTGTGGGCGATAGGGACGGCACCGGCCACCACCGCATGGGTCCGGCTGCGGGTGAACATCGCCACCACCTCCGGCAACGCCCCGACGAACGAGGTCGTCTACTACGACCGGCTGCTGGTGGAAAAGACGTCCGGGCTGCGGCCCTACTTCGCCGGTGAGTCGATCAGCCCCTCCGTCTCCGGGCTCGACCCGATCTGGGAGGGCGCGGCCCACATGTCGCGCACCATCGCCGTCGGCTCCTCGATCACCAGCACCATCACCGGCTCGCCGCTGTGGCAGTCCACGGCACGGACCCCCGGTGGCGGGTACGCCGCGTCCACGTTCGTCACCGACGGTGCCGGGGTCCTCGTCACCGGTGCCTCCGACACCGCCGCTGTGGCCACCCAGTTCTACTCGGGTCGCTTCCAGATGCGGGTGATCGGAGTGCCCTACAACGCGGCCAGCCAGATCACGGTGGAGGCGTTCTTCCACGACGCCGGAGGTGCCAGTCTCGGCGCGGCCGTCGCCAGCCAGACCATCGCCCCGACCAATGACTGGCAGGAAATCTCGCTGCTGTCCTCCGCCGCCGCCCCCACCAACACGGCCTCGGTGCGCCTGAAACTGACCCGTACCGGGACATGGTCCGACAACAACGCGCGGCTGGAGTTGGGCGACGTCCTGTGGGAGCGGGTCGTCGCCATCGGCAACGAGGCGGGTCGTTTCTTCGACGGCACGTTCACGGACACCGTGGACCTCGACTTCCTCTGGACCGGCACCGCAGATGCTTCGGCCTCGGCGGTCAACGGCAAGAAGGCCGTGACCGGGCTCCAGTCCACGTTCCCGTCCGTCTACCAGTCGATCGAGCACGCCAGCAGCGGCTACTCCGTGGTGCTGGTGGGGGAGACCTCCTACGTCTACCCGGTCTACAACACCCCACCCCACCTCAACGGGCTGACTCCCGGCGAGTCGACGATCCTCTCGTTCGACGCCTACCGGGAGTCGGACGGTGTGGTCACGGCATCGCTGTCCTACAAGACGGTCGGCGACCCGGACTACTACACCATCGACACCGTGTTCCAGAGCCCGCTGGACGGCCGGTACGAGGCGTATGCCGACGTGCCCTCCGATGCCGAGTCTGCGGCGTGGGTCATCACCAACACGACCGCATCGAACCCGACGTACATCTCCCGGGTGATGATCGAGTCCGACGTGACCTCCGCTGGGGAGTTCTTCGACGGCTCGATGCCGCCCGCCGTCTGGAACGGCACGGCCAACGCCTCGACCTCGTCGTTGGACCCGGAGCCGGTGGTCGTGCTGCTGCCACAGGGCCAGTTCAACGACGGGCTCCCGTCCTACTCGGCCATCACCTCCGAGGGGCAGGTCGTGGTCGACTCCGTCACGGCGTACTACTACGACCCGGAGACGGTGAGCGCGTCCTCGGCCCGGTACTGGCGGACGCTGCGGCAGGCCACCTGTGTCAGCGGCCCGTCCGTCACCCGCGAGTTCGCCGCCAACAGCGCCGTCTTGAAGCAGGTGGAGTTCCTCATCACCTGCCCGGACCCGTGGGCATACGGGACGACGGAGACCGCAGCGGTCGTCGTCAACGGCTCGGCGACCTCGACGTTACCCGGTGTAACAGTCACCTCGTACAACCCCGGGTCGGTGGACCTCATCTGCTACGCGGAGGACATCGCCTACGTCCCGACCGACCCGAACTGCGGCACCATCCCCCGGCCGCCGAGGCCCGCCCCGATCAACCCCTGCGGGACGATCACGCTCAACCGTGGGCTGCTGTTCTTCATCCCACCGTCCCTGCTGGAGGAGAGCGCCGGGACCTACCCGACGCTGGTGATGAAGTCGCAGGCCACGTCCCGGGACCGGGTGGTCGTCCGGTGCTGGCCGCTGCCGTCCGCGTCGGCAACGCTGGAGGACGTCAGCGCCTGTGACACGAGAGGTTGGCTGACCGTCGGCAAGATCGACGCCAACCGGGGCTTCATCCTCGACTGCGCCGCCCAGCGCGGGACGATCACGAACGTCCCGGTGACCGGTGGCACGCTCTCGTTGGAGGCCACCCACTTCATCTACCCGCCGATCGCGGTACCCGTCGTTCCGGGCAACCCGTACGACATGATCCCGTTGGTGTGGCCGGAGATGTACGGCGGGAACTACGGCTACTTCCTGCTCGTCGAGTACGCCTCCACCGCGAACATGACCTGTGACCTGCTGCTGGTGACCCGTCGATGAGTTCTGGGACCGCGTCCCTCCAGTGTGGGGACTACCACTTCTACATCACCGACAGGGGCGGGCAACTTCGCTACTTCGAGTTGAACCCGGTCATCCGGTACCGGTGGACGAGGGTGCGGGACGGCATCTCCGAGGGGCACGTGTTCGTCTCGACCGAGTCGGCGGAGTGCTGTTCCTACATGGAGCGCATGGAGTGCGGCCGTCACGAGTTGGTGGTCGAGCGCAACGGGGAGCGGGTGTGGGAGGGGCCGCTGACCCGGCTGGCGTTCCACCGGACCTTCGTCGAGGTCGAGGCCCACGACATCTGGCACTACCCCTACCGGGCCATCATGAAGGCGAAGTACGACAACGCCTACCCACGGATCGGCAAGGCGGTCATCCGCATCAAGACCATCCTCCAAGCGGAACTGGCCCGGTTCGAGGCGTTGACGCCACCGATCAACGTCCTGCCGGGGCTGGTCGTGTACGACACCACCGGCACGGCCAAGACCTCGGCGCTCACGCTCGCCTACCAGCGGACGGTGTGGGAGGAGGTCGACGGGCTCGCCGCTCGTGGCGGCATCGACTACACCTGCGTTGGCCGGAAGATGCTGGTGTTCGACGTGGACGACGTCATCGGCAAGACCAAGCAGATGACCGAGGCGGACTTCCTCGACGACATCGTGGTCACCCAGTACGGGCTGGAACTGGCGACCTACTCGGCGGTCACGGACGGTGAGGGGCACTGGGGTGCCATCGGCAAGACCGCCGACCCGTTCTACGGCATCTGCGAGATTCTGGAGACGACGTTCGACCAGACCGCCTCGGCCAAGACGAACTCCACCCCGACGGTCGCGGAGATGTCGGAGCAGGCGAAGCGCAACGGGATCGGGCGGCTGCCCGCTCCGGTGGTGGTGCGGGTGCCGGACGGGGCGACACTGGCCGAGACCTCCGGGGTGCTGCTGACCGATCTGGTGCCCGGTGTCCGCATCCCACTGTCGGCGACGCAGACCTGTCGGAAGGTCTCGCAGGAGCAGAAACTCGACAAACTGGTGGTCGAAGGTGAGCAGGGCACGGAGACGTTCCGGGTCACCCTGTCGCCCGCGCCGGGCGTCTCACCGTGGTCGGACTCGGAGAAGGAGGACTCTGGATGAGCGGGGCCTCGGCAAACGTCGTGCCGAAGGACGGGCCGGACTGGTTCCAGTGGGTGCAGTCACGGTTACGCCTGTTGGAGCGACACCGCCATGCAGGCCCCGACATCGCCACCACCGTGCAGGCCGAAATCTTCTCGGCCGTCGCATCCGGGTGGAGCATCAGCACCTGTGCCCTCGTCCGTGCCGGTGACGTCGTCTCGTTCTCGGCGACCGTCCAGCGCACCGGCACCGGTCTGACGTCCGCGTCGGACGGCAACATCGGCAACAGCAACATCGGCACCCTCCAGCCGGAGTTCCGTCCCAACCTCGCTGCGCCGGTCACCACCACCCACACCGGCTTCATGGCGACCTGCTACGTGGACGCCGCCGGGCTGTTCACGGTGTCCGCGCTGCCACCGTCGGTTCCGTGGAACACCAACGTGAGCATCGCCCTCGGCGGCACATGGGTCGCACAGAAAAGGTAGGTGCCGTGAAACCTCGCAAGCAGCCACCCCCGATGCCACTGTCCAACGGCGAGGAGGTGTGCACGCTGTGCGCCTCGTGGGTGTGCAGCGGCTGCAACTGGAAACGGGAGCACGCTGATCCAAGGAAGAAGCAGGTATGCCACTACTGCGGTGGGACGCTGGGTGAGTTCCGACCAGTGCGACACTCGTCGTGGCGAAGGTACGGGCACAACCCACAGAACCGTGCCTGACCGGAGAGAGGAGAGACATGGGCAAGGATAGGAAGGACGACGAGCGGGAGCGGGATGTCGAGGCGGTCCCCCATGTTCCCGACAACGAGGAGCACCCGGACAGCGAGGAACTGTCCGAGGACGACGTGAAGTACGACGTCGCGGTGAAGGCCGAACTCGGTGAGTACGTGCCGGACGCCGACGGGGTGCCCGACTACGACGACGAGGGGAACGTGATCTGATGGCCCTCTACACCCCCACCCAGCGGATCGCCAACCTGAAAGCGTTGGGCTTCCGGGGCACCGAGAAAACGATGACCCTCAACTTCCAGCGCGGCTGGAACCTCGGGGCGTGGCTGGTCACGGATGGGCTCTACGGTCCCAAGACAGACAGCGCACTGAGAACCTCGACGGCCAACCTGTCGGCTGGTCGCGGCACGGCCAGCCTCAACTTCTCGTTCAGCGAGTTCCAGTGCAAGTGCGGTGGACGCTACGCGGGCTGTCAGGGTGTCTGGATCAACCGGGTGCACGTCAAGCGGCTACAGACGCTGCGGGCCAAGATCGGGCCGCTGTCCATCGTCTCTGGTTGCCGGTGCAACGGGCACAACGCGGCGGTGGGCGGGGCCTCGTCCAGCCAGCACATGTTCGGCGTGGCCTGCGACATCCCCGGCACCCAGACGCTGGCGCGCATCCGTTCGTTCGGCCTGTTCGCCGGGATCGGTTACAGCCGGTCCTCCGGCAAGGTGCTGCATGTGGACAGCCGCGACGTCGGCGGCCACAACACCACGAACGGGATTCCGTCGGCACCCACCACGTGGCAGTACGCCTGAGAAGGAGGACGCGATGAACGACCCGAGGCTCCTGTTCGTGATCTGCCTGCTGACGCTGGTGGGCGTGGTGCTGCTGCTGTTCGGCGTCGGGGTCAGCCCGACATAGGAGAGGAGGTGGGCCATGAGCGACCATTCGCTGGCGGAGTACCGCAAGGGCATCTTGGCTGCGGTGGGTCTCGCGCTGGTCGTCCTGACCGGCCTGACGGACGCGCTCGGCTCGGAGGTGCCGAACTGGATTCCCATTGCCATCTCGGTGCTGACGGCGGTAAGCGTCTACTACGTGCCGAACGAGCGTCCGACGCCCCCGCCTGACCCGATCGACCCCGTCGACCAGACTCCGGTGTGACCAGACTCCGGGACCGGACGACGGGCGACCTGTTGGTGATGCTCATTGCCAGCACGGTCTGCTTCCTCGTGGTCGGGACCGGCGTGACGATCATGGTGGTGGAGATACTGAACCCGCAGGTCGACACGGAGGGGGCCGTCGGGCAGGTCTCCGACGTGGTGAACACCCTGATCGGCCTGCTTGCCGGGTTCCTCGCCGGGCGCAGCGACGTGGCGAAGATCGAGCAGGAGACCAGACGTCGCATCGAGAGGGAGCAGGAACAGAGTGGCACTGCGTGACTCACCGATCACCGGGTTCGTGGTGGCCGGGGTGCTGATGATGATCGCGTTCGGTGGCGCTCTGCTCGGACCCGAGACGACCACCTCTCGGTCCTCCGACAGTCCGGTGACGGTCGGCCCTCCGGGGCCACAGGGGCCGCCCGGATCGGCGGGGCCGAGAGGACCGGCGGGACCGGCCGGGACACCGGGGGTTCGTGGCCCGGCCGGTCCTCGGGGGGTGCGAGGATCACCGGGACCGATAGGCGAGCAGGGGCCACCGGGTGAGGCGGCGGTGCAGGGTGTCGGACCGAGAGGACCGGTTGGTGCGCGCGGTCCTGCTGGCGCGCGTGGTCCTGCGGGTGCTCGTGGTCCTGCTGGCCCACCGGGTGCGCCGGGTCCGCGTGGGCCTGCTGGCCCCGGGGCGACGACGGTGACCTGTCCCACCGGGTTCGAGTGGAGGCAGGTCGTCGTCGAGCGGGGGGACGGCGAGGGTCGTCACGTCCTTGCCGTGTGCGTGCAGCGCTAGCGCACCGCAGCCCACATCTGCACTCTCCGCATCGCCGCGTTCCAGTCGTCCACCTGCCGCAGCGCCCGGTGGAACACGTTCTCCGGTCTGCCGACGACGACCACCCGTTTGTGCAGGGCGATGGCGATCCCCGTCTCAATGTGCCGTCCGCCGGTGTGGAACTCCGGGTCCGACCGGTTGGGTACCAGTGAGATGAGCACGTCGCAGGACTGCACCTCGCCGATGATGCTGATGACCTCGTCCATCGCCTCGGAGTCGCTGATGGTGGGGTTCATGCCCCCGGACGCTTTGAGGTTCTCCGGTGTCCGGCGATGCCACGTGGAGACCACCTCGAACCCGGCCCGTTCCAGATCGTCGGCGGCCGTCGCGGCTCTCACCATCTGCGGCCACGGTGCGGCGATGTAGAACTTCATTCCAGTTCTCCTCTCAGAATCCTGTCGATCGTGCCGTCGAGCAGGTCGGACGGCCGCCACACGTACACCTCGGCGGCGGTGTTGCTGAGGGCGATCAGCCACTCCCGCTGGGTGGGGGTCGGGTACTTCGCCTGCGCCTTCAACTCCACGAACAGCAACCGGGCTCCCTTGACCATCACGAGGTCCGGGAATCCGGGGTCGGACCGTTCGCTGCGGTGGGTGTGGTAGATCAGCGTGAACCCGTACTGGTGGGCGTGTCGCCGGACCTTCGCCTGCAACTGCGACTCGAACATGGTCTTGGCCACGGCCTGCCGGTACTCGTCGGGCTTCATCATGACGCCGTCATCCTCTGGATCAGCCACCGGTCCGAGCGGCAGTCGGGGCACAGGACGAGCCCGTCCCGCCTGCCCCTGCCCCGCACGGTGGTCATGTCGCGCCCGCAGCGGTCGCAGGCTTTCAGCACGGAGGATGCTGAGTAGTGCATCCTCCCGGCGAACCGGTTCACTTTCTGCTTGGCCACACCACACCTCCCAAGAAGCACACGGTCAGGCCCATCCCGAACACGATGAGCCCACCTCGCAGAGCGCCGCCGTCATCGGTGACGACGCCGAAGAACGCCAACCCGACGGCCATCACGAGAATCACCAGACCGATGAGGAACACGAGGACCGCCAGACCTTGCCTCCCCTTGTCGTCCATCAGAACAGCCGGTGGAAGCCGCGCTTCATGGCGGCGTACCGGGCGGCGAAGTTGCTGACCCCGACCACTTCGCCGATCCGGTCGGGGCTGATGCCGCTGTTCACCGCCTGATCGACGTGTTGCAGGAACCGCTGACCTTCCTCGCTGTTCCAGTCGTAGGTGGTGGTGGTCTTGCGGGGCACCGCATCGAAGGCCCGTCGCAGGCCCCGTTCCACCATGGGCGGGATGTCCGCCATGACGATCCTCTCTGTTACCCGGTGTAACTAAGTGGCCCCCTCCGCCTCCCGGCGTTCCTGCGTGTGCCGGTGGCAGAGGAAGGTGCGGCCGACGGCATCGGTCCTGACGTAGGCGGCAGCCGTCGCCACCCACCGGGACCGACCCGCAGCGATGTCGCGGATGCAGTCGTCGCACGAGAGACGGCTCCCGTGGTAGTGCCGCCAGATCGGCCACGCCTGCTCGCGCTTCGGCGGTCGGTACCGTGGCGGCACCTCGAACAGGGGCTCGTCCCAGTCGTGCGGCTTGGTCATGCCTACATCTGGCGTTCGATGAGGTCCGCGATGATGCGGAAGGGGACCCCGGCATCGTTGAGTTCGGCAAGGCCCACAACCTCTCCCTCCCGGTAGTCGTCCAGTTCGACGGTCTCCCGGATCGCCTCCGCTCCCGGGCCGTCGATGACTACGTGCGGGTTCAGGGAACTTTCCCGGATGCCCAACCAGCGACACACCGCCGGGGGGAGGTACTGACACATGGCGTCGTAGTACCTCAGCCCGTCGGACCCGTACTTGCGGTCCATTCTCACGTCCTGCTGGAACGCCACCTCGCACGCCACGCCGAGGCAGCAGAACCTCTCCCCGCTGCACAGTGCGTTCTGGCCTTGCCGGTACTCATGGCTGCGCAGGGCTCTCAGCCACACGCCCTTCGCCGCCGGGTTCAGCATGTCCGGCGTCACCAGATTCTCCAGCACCTCCTGCGCCTTGATCTGTTCCAGCACTGCCGCCTCTGTCTCGGTCGTCATGACCGTTCCTCCTCTGCTTCCTCTCTGGCTTCTTCCTCTCCGTCACCGGTCGCACGTCGATGCGCCGGTACCCGGAACGGTGCTGCTCCGGGATGATGGTCGGCCCCACCTCGATCCACCGGACCTTGTGGTGGCCGACCGTGCCGCTCACGTCCCGCAGGACGGACTCGGCAGACTTCTTGTCCTTCTCCGCCGCTGCGATGGCGGCTCGCGCCTCCATGTAGACCCGCACCGCGTCGACCAGTACCGGGTCGTCGGTGTACCCCTCCACGTCGGTGTCGTCGTCACCCCGGCAGGCCGGTGCGAACGGGCAGCACGCCCAGCACCACTCCCTCGGCTTGTCGCGGCTCGCCTCCTCGCCGTGCTCGACGGCGTAGATGGCATCGGCCAGCCACTCCCGGGCCTCCTCCACCACGGACCGGTCGAACCGCTCCGACCACACCACCGGTTCGCTGTCCGCACCCGACCGGTCGACGTAGACGTTGTGCAGCCAGCAGTCCTCGTCCATCCGGCCGGAGTCGATGAGGGCGGCGGCGTACAGCGTCCGTTGGAACCGCTCCTGCTGGGTCGGCCCCGACCGGCGCACCGTGCCCAGACCGTCCTTCGTCTTGAAGTCGATGAGGTCGGTGCGGCAGTACAGGTCGGGGTGCCCGGGGATGTTGAGGATGTACCCGCGCACTCGGATCGAGATGGTGACCGACGCCTGCTTGACCCACGTCGTCTCGGGGTGGGTGGCGATCCACGCCTCCTCCAGATGGTCACCCACGGCGGTCCCGACGAACGCCGCCAGATCGTACCCGTGCGGCTCCTGCGTGGGGCTCTCCGCGACGATCACGCGCCGGACGTACTCTCGGCACCCTCCGACGTCTGAGACGCCCAGAAGCCCGGATTTGGCCTGTCTCGATCGGTCACTGTCGTTGGTTGTCCTGTCAACGACATCGGCCACCGCCGACGCCAGCAGCGCCTGCCGTTCCACCGCACTCAGGTCGGTCGTCTCAGCCATGTCTTGTCCGCTCTCCTCGGTGGTTCGATCGGGATGGTGCCGGGGGCGTCGGTGGGGATCGCCTTGATCGCCTCGTCGTAGAGCACGCTGACTGCTCGGTACAGGAGGGTCGACGCGCCGGGGTCGTTCGCTCCAATCTCGTCGGCCACGCTCTCCACCTGCTCGGACAGGACCCCGATGCGGGAGGCACGGGACCCCACCGCCTGCGGGCACCAGCGCCAGTGTGAACCCCTGCCCTGACAGCCTCCGCACTCCCTCCCTCGGTACACGGGGCGGCTCACAGTTCGCTCACCTCCACCTCGTGCCCGACCACCTTCGTCATCGCCAGTGCCACCTCGAACGCCTCCGCCGGGGTGGCCTCGATGATGAAGCCGTTGTCCGCCGAGGTGAAGTCGGTGCCGCCGTACTCCTCCAGCACCGGGTAGCCGTACTCCTCCAGCACCCCGCGCGCCTGTGCCAGCATCTGGGTGTCGTACCGCTCGGTTGCCGTGGAGACCCACTCCAACTTGAAGGTCCCGTTCATGAGTAGTCGCTCTGCGGTGCGACCACCGTGCCACCCAGTGCAGCGGTCACCTGCTTGGCCGCCTCGGGGTTCTTCTCCGCCTCCCGCTTCTCCCGCCACGAGGTGAGGAGCGCCTTCTGCTCCGGCTCCAGCAGCACCCGCACCACATCGGCCTTGCTGCCGTTCGCGTACAGCGACAGGCCCAGTTGCGTGCCGAGGAAGATGGCGCAGCGCTTGAAGGCGTCCGAGGCGGCGGACTTGATGGCGTTGTCGGCGATGTCCCCGATGGTCCAGCCGTCGTTGGTCCCGACGGCGGTCTCGGTGTAGTGGACGTCCTGCCCGGCGGGACCGATGTTGTGGATGGTCAGCCGCACGGTGGCCTGCGCCATCACGTAGGGGGTCTTGTCCTGCCCCTCCTTGTCGCCGCTGGTGAACTTCCCCTGCCTGCCGTTGTCCCGGATGTCGATGATGCGGGACTCGATGACCTCGGAGGAGAACCCGCCGAACCCGAAGATGCGGATGAGGGCTGCCTTGCACTCGTACGCCTCGACGTAGGAGAGGTCCTTGCCCTGCATTCTGCGGGTGGACACCCGGTGTGGGTTGAGGTCCGCCATCAGCGCACCGATCTGCTCCTCGGTCAGCGCTCTGCGGTAGCCCGGTGGCCGGAAGTCCGGCGGTGGGCCGAGGAGGCTGCGGGGACCCTCCTCGGCGGCCTTGACGTCGGATGCGTCGATGGCGTCGGTGATCTGCTCTATCGTCGCCGCTTCGTCTGCTGCGGCTGCCTTGCGTGTGGTCATGCCTGATCCTCTCGGAGGCCACTGACAGTGGCCGTTCGGTTACGCCGTGTAACAGATGGAGAAGTGTGCACAAAGTTCAAGTCGGGGTATACCCCTAGTTTACTCCTCGATGTCCATTATGTCAAGTTCCGATGACCATCGGTATCCCTTCGTCGAGCACCACGTTGCGATCCTGCAAGGACCTTGCCCCACCCTCGCAGTCCAGTTCCCACCAGCCGTCGATCATCTTCACCGGCACCATCCACGGGCACTCGCAGAACCGGGACACGATCAGCCCCAGCATCCGCGACGCCTCCGGCATCCGGTGCGCAACCGAGTGGCAGGTCCGGCACAGCAGCACCCCGTTGCAGGGGCAGTGCCGGTGCCGGTCGTCCACGGCGCGCGTCCTGCGGTGGTGCCAGTCCGCGCCGAAGTGCCTGCACCGCACGCACAGCAGCCCGTCCCTGCTCTCCACCGCAATACGCGCCTCGATCGGGATGTCAGTCGTTGCCATGGGGAAGGACCACCCTCACCGGGATACCGGCACGTCGTGCCTTGGCGATGGTGTCGGCGGTGCCGTGGCTGGTGCCGTTCCAGAACGCGAGGCAGATGTCCGCTCCGAGCGCCACCATCTGCGTGTTGCGCAGGAACCCGGCGGTCCTCCCGTACCGGTCCCAGTCCGCCGGGTGCGGCTCCGTCTTGATGTCGTTCATGAAGCAGAACCGTTCGGCGATCATGTCCGCTCCGATGGGACAGTCACCGTGTACCACCACCACGTCGTGCAGCGACACCGAGTTCTCGGTGGCGACCCGCACGATTTCGGCGGCGACCATGCCCTTGTCCCACCACTCACGGCTCCCGGTGACCAGAACCCGCAGCGGCTTCTGGCCGGTCATCGTCCACCCTCCAACACGTCGCGGAGGTCCTTGGCGAACGTCTCACCGATGGGCACATTCCACTCCAATGCAACCTTGCGCGCTCCTGACTCCCACCCTTCGGCCAGCGCCTCCACCTTGGCCCGCAGGTCCGCCAGAGCAGCCTCGGCAGCCCAAGCGTGGTCCTCCAACTCAACCGCTCGCTCAGCCAGCGTGTCGGCGAGGCGCTCTAGCCGGTTCGCCCGGTCGGTGACTAGCAGCCGAAGCGGCCTACTCATGACCGGCCATCCAGCAGGGGCAGGGCGCGGGCTCGTCCCTCACGTCGTCCCACGTCGAGCCGTCGCAGTTCCCACACTTGCCAACTCTGCACTCGGGGCAGGGCTCCAGCGTCGGGTCGTGCTCGCCGTGGTGCGGACGCACGCACTCGTGGACCTCAAACTCCAACAGGGGGTCAACAGACATCGTTCTTCAATCCGAATCCGGGCGTGTTTCGCAGTGCCCTCTTGCGGTTGTGGGTCACCGCGAGGATGACCTCTAGGTACGCATCGGCGTTGCCGTGGTTGATGTTCACCAGCAGCGCCTCCACGTCTGACGGCACACCCTTCATCGAGAAGGTGTGCACCGCCTTGTCGGCGGCGTCCTGTAGCCGCAGCGTCTCCCACGAATGTCGCGGGGTCGGGTGCCCTCGAACATAGGTGCAAGGGATCATCTCTCCGCCACGGTCGTACATCTCTCGACACATCTCCGCCATCGTGCTGTTCCTCTCTACTTACCCCTGCCTCCTCATCGGGATGACAACGCCACCCTCCTCCGGTCCAGCGTCCTCCCACGGGAACTCCGCCGTGTTCGGTGCACCCCAGCGCAGCCTCTCCGGCCACACCCGCGTCCGCTTCCGTGAGCCACGGAACTGTTCAAGTCGGTAGACGGACGGTTCGGTGGTCTGGGTGAGGCCGAACCCGAAGTCGGGCCATCGCATGAACACACTGCTCCCGACCGGGCGCATCACCCGTTTCGGGTCAGTGGGTGCCTTGTGCGGTGCGTGGTGCTCGATGATCCATGCGGTGTGGCAGATGCCCGAGGCCCGGGAGAGGCAGCGCTCCAGTTCCAGCACCGACTCGTCGTCCCTCACGTCCCGGTGCAGCAACTTGTAGATCGGCCCGAGGCAGGCGACCGCCGGACGGTACGTCTCCACCCAGCCCATCAGGAACGACTGGCCCACCTCCGAGAGCAGGTTCACCTCGGTGCCCTTGCACTGGACGATGTGCAGCCGACCCTCCGGCCGGACGTGGTGGTGCGCCGCCAGCCCGAGCAGGTCACGCCACTCGTCCGTCACGTCGTCGTTCTCGGCGTCCACCACCAGCACCGACAGCGGGTCCATCGCCCCCAGCGAGAACGGCTTCAACCCACAGGCCGCCTGCATGGCGATCTGCCGGATCAGCGTGGACTTGCCGTGACCCTCCGGCCCGACCAGCAGTACGACGTTCTTCTCCGCCAACATGCCGGGGATGACCTCTCGCCGTCGCTCGATGGGGGCGTCGATGAGGTCCTCCACCGTCCATGCCTGCGTGATCGGTCGGTGCGCCCGGCTGTCCCACAGCACGGTCAGCGTGGTGTAGGTGCCGCCGTGCTCGACGTGGTCGGTGTAGTCCTTGCAGTCATGGATCGCCGTCTCCATGATCCGCACCGTGCACCCGGCCTGCACCAGCGCCGCCTTCACGCGCTCCGCGTAGGTGCGTCCGGGTGGGTCCGCGTCCTCGACGATCACCACATCCGCTCCCGCCAGCGTGCGGGTGTAGTCCTCCAGCCATGGGGCACTCGCCCCGTTCGGTGCGCAGGTGGCGTCCAGTCCGTCCTGCATGGCTCGCTGGGCGTCCTTCTCGCCCTCGACCAACCAGATGGTCCGTCCTGCCGCGACCGCCTCGACCACCCGGGGCAACCCGTACAGGACCCGTCGGGCGCTGCCCATGCCGGGCACGTACCGACCGTTGCTCCACCGCTGCATCTCGAAGTGCTTGCCGGTGAACCGAACCTGCCGGTAGAGGGGTGCGCCGTTCTCGTCGGTGTAGACGTAGTAGGCCAGCACCACCTCGTTGTCACGGTTCCTCGCACGCTCGTTCTCCTCCAGCGGACGGCACACCTCCGACCATTCCAGTCCCTCCGCCGTGACGATCTGCTGCGGCTCGCACCCGGCGTGGCAGTGGAAGATCACCGGCTGCTGGTCACCGGGGCGCACCGCCAGCGAGGCTCTGCCATCCTCGTGGGAGGGGCACTTCACCATCACCGCCTCTCCGTGACGAGCGGCGTCAATGGCGGTGGGCAGATCGGGTGCGGTCCTCATTGGGGTTCCTCTGGTGGTGGTCCGTACGTGCGAGGCGGCATCCGGTTGCTCCGCATCTCAAACTCGTCCCAGTCCTCACGGGCTTGGATGGCCCGTGCCTGTGCCGTGAACGCGACGCTCTCGTGGAGCCGACGCTTTCGGTAGAAGCCCTCCCACTTCCACGGGTTGGGTCGGTGGCCGTTCGTGCGGCAGTCGAACAGGTAGCCGTCGAGGTGGTCACCGGGTGGGTAGGGCACCCCGGGCTCGGTGTCGTTGTGGGCGTGTACGCGCTCCCATGCGGCGTGCCAGTCGTCGAAGCCCGTGATGGACAGGCTGGCGAGGCGGCGCTCCGCGACGAGCGGGAAGGGCGGGGTGTTACTCGGGGTAACAAGGTCATCCGTGGTCGTCGTGGTGGTCTCCCCCGAGGAGGAGGGGGAGGAGCGAAGCGACGACCCCGACGACGAGGAGGTTTCTTCTTGGTTTTCTTCTACAGTGTTCTTATATAGAGCCCGGGAATCCGGCGACCGGGATTCCGGCGACCGGTCCACCGACGACTGGTTTCCCGTCCCCGGTGCATCTCCATAGGGGTAGAGGTCGAGGTGCCCGACCATCCGCCCACTCTCGTCACGGGTCTGGTAGCGACGCACATAGCCTGCTCCCTCTAGTTCGCGCACCACCTTGCGCACAGCCTCACGACCCTCCCCTCCCCCTTCTGCAATCTCGTCAGCGTTGGTGATGTCCCAGCCTTCCCGCTGGCTGAGGAGGAACGTCAGAACGCCCCGAGCGCGGAACGTCAGGCGGGTGTCCCGGGCGGTCTCGTTCGGGATCATGGCGAAGGACTGGTGGGGTTGTCGCCCGGCGTGGTGAATCTTCACGGCTTCACCTGCTCGATCAGGCCCTCGGCCTCCAACTCCGCGATGACCTCCTCCATCGTCGGACGGTCCGGGTCCCAGTGCACCGTCCACGCATTGCGTGAGCCGGGACCCTCGGAGAGGCGGCTGGTCAGGATGCCAGCCTCACGCAGAGCGGTGGTGTGTCGCTCGATGCGGTGCTGCGACAGTCGCAGGCGGCGGGCCATCTCGGGGTAGGAGACGAGGGCCTCGCCGTTGTCGTCTCTGGCGGACCAGAGCATCTCGATGATGAGCGCCCGGACCACGGCATCCTCGGTGCCACCGAGGGCGTCGCACAGGTTGGGGCGGAACGTGATCGGTCGTTGTTTCACTTCTCTTTCTCTCCCGTGTGGTGGAGGAAAGTGCACTCGACCCTTTACACTTGAAGCAACGAAGTACGAAAGCGGACGGCTCAGTGGCCTTGCACTTGACTGCTTCGGGACGCAGTGGGTCTTGGAACCTCCCTCTGCTGGCCCCCCCGGTGAAGGGTATCCACCGGGGGGGCCATTGCGTTTACTTGTGGAAGGTTTCATGCTACACCCGTGCGGGTACCCAAGTCTAGTTTCGGATGACGCCAATTGCGTTGGGACACAACGGAATTGGGGCTCTAGCGGACAGACATTCCTGATCCTCTACAGACCTGAGTCCACTCGCGACTGAACGGGTGGATGATCCTGTGCCTTGCCAGCCTCTCACCCTTGACGACGGGCACCAAGCGGCGGCAGTCAGGGCAGATCGCGCGGTCATGAAGTCTCAGATGGGGCATTCCCCTCCCTCTCCAGAATCTCGTCGATGGCCCGCTGGATGGCCTGCTGCCCCGCCGCCGGGTCGAGCAGGTCGACCTCCACGATGGCGTCGGCGGCCCGAGCCAACTTCTCCGGCACCACCGAGCCCGGCGTGACGGCGATGATGAGCGGCTTGTCGAGCAGCATCATGAACCCAATCTCGACCGCCTGCTTGGCGTCCGGCTCGCCACCGGACACGAGCGCCACCATGAAGTGCGACCTACGCATCATCGGTTTCAACGTCACGTTCGCCCGGCGAAGCCACTCCCTCGCCTCTGCGCTGGTCCACCACTCCTTCTCCTGCATGGTCCCTCCTCTGTCGGTACGCCTCGATGACTGCCTCGGCCACCTTCTGGTCACGGTGTAGCCCGTCCCGCCATGCTCTGCCGCAGGTGCACAGCGTGCCGATCTGGCGGTCGCTGGGACTGAGGCTCCACCGGCTGCCCACATCCTGCTGGTGCAGGGCCTCCGCTGCTGCCGCTGCGGCCACCTCGAACGGTGTCGCCTTGACGCTGGTGGTGGGGGAGTTGGTTGCCATGGTGGGTGTTCCTTCTCGTCGGGGGTACTGACTGATATTTTTCTGCAAACTGGACACCTAAAGTATGCAAACTGGACACCTAAAAGATGCAAACTGGTCAACTTTAGTAGACTAGAATTATGGGTACTCCTCCGAATCGTCCTTGTCGAAGATTTCCACGTACCGCTTCCAGCAATCGGCGTCGGTTCCGGTGAGCAACAGTTCCCGGTCCGCCGCCGAACCCTCCGGCCAAGCCTTCTGGAGCAGCATGCCCTCCCTGTGCCAGCGGGTGAAGGCATCCTCCGGCATCCTCACCATGGACCGCCTCCCGCAGTACATGCAGGGGTCGGTCGTGATGACGACCAATCTCATGACCACACTTCCTCTCCGGTGCCACCCCTCCGGTAGCGTTGTGTCTTGCCGTGCAAGGGCTCATTCCTCTCGCCCCGCACGGACCTCCAGCCGGGGTTCGCCGCCCGGCAAACGGAGCCCGCCGAAGTCATGCCCGGCGGGCTCCGTTCCTGTTACCCGGTGTAACAAGGGCTACTCACCACTCGCCGTCTCGAACGGTTCGAGGATGAGTTTGGCGACCCTGTCGGTGACGGAGGTGTCGTAACCCTCCTCATCGGTAGGCCCGCACATGAGTACGGGACCACAGATGAAGTCGCCGTACTGGATACCCTTCCAGCCGAGGACGGTGACGACGGCGCAGGCCAACATGTTGACCTCCCTGCCCTTCATCTTGCCTTCCTCGTCCATGTAGCAGGTCCACTCCTCACCTCCTATGGCCTCCAGCCAGCCACCGATCAGTTGTCGCATCCGGTCGATGGTGGTGACGTCGATCTGCACCCGCATCGGGATGCCCCGGGTGGGGATGTAGATCATGTCGACGGGGTATGCCTCACTGTCGTCCGTCATCGCTCCTCCCCTTGCTCGTCGCCTGCCGCAGCCCTCTCCGCTGCGGCCCTGACTTCCTCTCTCGACACCGCGCGTGCCGTCTTGCGGACAAAGTTCTCATTCTTGTAGAACGCCTCGCCGCTGTCGGGGATCGAGACGATCGTGACCGAGAACGACGTGAGCGGTCGGTTGGGCGCACCATCCGCCCGCAGCGGTCGGACCGATGACTGCTGCCTCCAGCAGTCCCACGCAGCCCCGACGGAGTCGAAGCGCAGGGCCTCGAAGATGTTCTCCGTGGTGGTGACCGAGCCACGGCCACTGAACGCATCGGGGTAATACTCCTGCACGTAGTAGTCCGTCTCGGGGTTCAGTTTCGGAGCGTTCGGTGTCGGTCCCACCGCACCCAGTATCTGGATCGCGAACACGGTCAGTGCCTGATTCTCGCCGCGCCGATCATCTTGGCTTGCGCGATGTCGACGTGGGTCTGGGCGAGTTCGAGCAGGCTCGGGTGACGCTCCTCATCGAACCGTTCCAGCAGGTCGCATGCCTCGTGGATGTGCTCCCATGCCTTCCAGTCCCGCATCCTCGTAGTGCTGCGGTGGTGGTCTGCAAGGATGGGTGCCTTCGTGGTGTCACTCATGCTTTCTTCCTCTCTTTCTGGTACCGCGCGACGGTGGGGATGTGGGGTTCACCCACCGTCGCACGGCGGTTTCAACTATGGCAGTTCACTCAGGCGTCGCTCTCACTCCACTCCTTCCGAGTTCGCCGCTCATCCATGTCCCACTCCGGGTGCTCGATGGCAGTGGAGGAGATGGCCTCCATCGCCATGAACGGGTTGATGGGGATCATCTCCTCGGCGCACCGGGCGTAGAGGCGCTCGGTCAGCCACCTGTGGCGGGTGATCCTCTCCGTCTCGTTCACACCGACACCAGTTCCTTGACGGGGACCGGCTTCGGGTCCTCCATGACCGGGATGAACTCCGGTACCCGTGGACGCTGCACCCTCAGACGACGCACGCCCACGACGTGACATGCGATGTCGTGGGACTTGCCCCACGACGTGCCGATGTCCTGATAGGTCTGGAGCATGTTGAGGTACCTCAGCGCGGCGGGCTCTGCCGAGATGCGGAGGGGGTGCCTCGCCACCAAGTCGTCGATGCTGACCGCGTTGTCGGTGTACGTGCCCCGCACCAACGCTGGCTGAACAAGGTGACACAGGACCCCGAGCCGGGCGAGGATCGCGCCGACGGCACAGGCCGGGGTCCCCACGTCCTCGGGCTTGGTGAACCCGTTCTCGACGTCCTGTTCCGACCACCTGTAGTGGCAGATGGGGTTGTTGCGGTTGACCCGGACTGCGCTCGCGCCCGGGTAGCAGTAGTCGCTGCCGCGCTCCGTGATGGCCTCCTCCATGGCGGAGATGCAGGCGTACAGGGTGATGTGTGTCATGACGTTCCCTTCTGTTAAGGCGCGGTTGATGCGCTCGATGCGCAGGCCCTGTCGAAAACCTGCTTGTCGTCGCTCCACTGGTAGAGGCAGAGACTCCGAGTGAGTCCCGGGATGGGCTCATCCCCCGGAGGGGTGAACACGGACGGACGACCGCAGTGCACGCATTTGCCGCCGTCGATGACCCGCTCGCACAGGTCGAATAGGGCACGGTCCGGTGCCAGCGCAGAGCCGACCACGTACCTGTCGCCCGTGAACTTGGCGAGTGCGTTCCAGACGACCGGGTCCTGCTCCTCGTCGAAACGGAGTTGGAACTCGGTCATGCCGGTCCGTCTCAGCAGTTCCACACCCCCGATGAACCTCGGGTCGTCGGGCTTCATGGCTTCCATCGCTTCTCCTTGTTTCACCGTGTAACCCGCTTGATCCGCCATGCGGCGAGCAGGCAACCGACCGTCAGGGCGACGGCCAGCGGGATGCGAAGCCGGGCGAGAACTCTCTTGCCCGGCTGACGGCCGACGCTCGCCCGCTGCACCCGCTCCAGCGTCCCCTCGTAGGTGGTGGCCATGCGCTCGGCCTCCCCGTCCGGCTTGGAGAGCAGACCGGCCTTGACCAGTGCGGACTCCGCCAGCCTCGGGTCGATGCTGGCGTGTATGGCCTCGGCGTAGATGGCCTGTCGCGAGGCGGTCAGCGCATCCTCTAGGTAGTTGCTCACGGCGTCGATGATCGGGTCGTAGTACGGGTCGCCCACGACGAACCCGTTGCCGGTGTTGTGCAGCGCCTCCTCGATGGCGGGCCTGACGATGTTGCTCATGGTGTGTCCTCTCTGTTGTTTCACCGTGTAACCCGCCATGCGGCGAGTAGGCAGCCAGCCGTCAGGGCGACGGCTGCCGGGACGCCGAGGTGCGTGGGCAGGGTCGCCCCGTCCCCGGCGCTGTTGCCGTACAGCCACAGCGGGGCGAGCAGTCCGAGCGGACACATCGCCACCGTTGCCTTCCACCCCGGCGGTCTCTCGACCGCCAAGATCGCCACACCCACCAGCCAGAACAGCGGATGGATCAGCGGTGCCACGATCAGCATCAGGACCGTGACCAGCGGCAGCCGCACACGGTCAGCAGTAGCCTCCATGAACTCCTCCGTTCCCATGGAAGGTCGCTTGGTTCGTGAGGCGGAACAGGTCCGGGCTGTGGCCGATGGTGAACCGGGCCTGTAGGACGTGGTACCACCACAGGTGGCTGCTGGTGCAGAAGCCGCTACTGTTCACGTCCCACTGCCGGAACGAGTAGCCCCAGTTCCCCCACGCCTGCGACAGGTCGATCGGCGTGATCGAGTGGTAGATGCGGTCCGTGGTGCACACCCGCGCCTTGTTGCGGACCTGCATCAGCACCCAGCCGACGCCGTTCTTCCGGTAGGTGTTCCGCTGGACGTGGTAGCAGGTGTCGGCGACCGCCCGCAGGGAGGCGTTATCCTCGACCGTGCTCACCGTCTCAGTGCTGACCGGCGTCGTGATGAGGTCCCTCACCCGTGGGGGCAGGCGAGGCAGGTCCGCTGGCCGGATGGCGGCAAGGTCCGCCCGGGTCAGGGTGGTCGGGTCGACGTCCCGGTCGAACGCGCGGTTGCCGTCCGCCTGAGCGGGTGCGGCGGTGGCGAGGGCGACAACCATCGCCCCCACCACGACATGGATCAGTCGTGTCATCATCCTTCTTCCTCTCTCGGTTCATCGGTGCTGAACGGGTCGTAGTCGTCCGCCGCCGGTGAGGCAGCGATCACATAGGGCTGGTCGTCGGGTGCGGCCAGCGCGGCCAACGCCTCCATCGAGGCATAGCCCCGCAGTTCGATGCCCTCGCCTCGGATCGTCACGCGGAACCTCATACCCGATCACCCTCGCCATCGACGACGAAGGAGAGGTCGCTGTCGAAGTCGCTGCCGACCACGTAGAGGCCGATCGACTTCAACCCATCCCGCAGTGCCACCGCCTCCGGGGTGCTGGCACGCAGCCGCTGGTAGTGGAACGAGTCGTCGGTTCGGAACACGACGTACGAGTAGTTCAAGGCGATGGGTGACAGCCCGACCTTCATCAGGGCCTCGTTCACCTCCTGCCTGCCGTCGGCACACCAGTCGCTGCCGTACTGCCCGACCAGTTCTGTGATCGTGTCGTCGATGTCCCTGACCTGCTGCCGCAGTCGCTCAACCTCGGCCATCAGGTCCGGTCCCTTGACGGTCGCCGCCGCCTTCTTCGTGATCGCTCGACCCTCGACGGCTGCTCCCCGTCGACGGGGCGTGGTGGTGGTCATGGTGTTTCCTCTCGGTTCTGCCGTGGATTGGCGCAGCCCCCGGCATATGAGTGCGACCGGGGGCTGCGGCTGGTGGGCTCAGGCGTTGGCGTTCAGGAACTTCTCCCGGAGTTCCGGGAACCGGGCCAGCAGGTCAGCCACCTCCTGCTCGGCCTTCTGCTCCTCCGTCGGTCTGGGCGACCAGTTGACTCCTCTCTTGCCCATCTCCTCGATGAGCAGTTCGTTGAACCTCTGCCGGAACTCGTCCCTCAGCCGGGTCGTGGCCGCGCTGTACGCCTCCCGCTTCGGGTCCTTCCTGCCGGTGGTCTGGGTCATGGTTCTTCTTCCTGTTACACGGTGAAACTAGGTACCTGCGGGGATGACGAAGCCCGGGGCCGCGAACGGTGGTTCGTCGTACTGGGGGGGTGGTCCCTGCTGGGGCATCTGCTGCGGCCAGCCCTGTTGGGCCTGCTGCGGCTGCTGTGGGGGCTGCTGCGGCTGTTGTGGGGGGTGCTGGGGTGTTGCCCACGGGTCGGCAACTTGCGGCCCCTGAGTGCGCTCCGTGCGCTGCGCACGCGCCGTGGCGTAGCGCAGGTCTGGACCCACCGCATCGGCGTCGACCTGATAGGCGAACTGCCTCTGACCGTCCCGCTCGTACTCGCGCTGGGACAACCTCCCTTCCACCAGCACCGGGTCCCCCCGGTGCAGTGACTCGACCACGTTCTCCGCCATGTCTCGCCATGCCGTGACCGAGAGGAAGCACTCCTTGTCGTCCTCCCACTGGTTGGTCTGCTGGTTCAACTTCCTCTGGGAGGCGGCGACCCGGAAGTTCGCCACCGCGACGCCGCTGGGGAGGAATCGAAGTTCGGGCTCAGTCGCCATCCGACCCTGCATCACCACTCGGGGTAGTGGCATCCTCACTCTCCTTCTTGCGTCGAGCCGACATCCAGATGTCGGCCCGTGTTCCGTTGGTGTTGCGGGTCCGCACGATGTACTCCCACTTCTCGTCGTCCCGCAGGTGTGAAATCCGTCCTCTGCGGATAGCACTCTGGATCGAACGCGATCCCTGCTCCCGTACCAGTAGCCATCGGCCCGGCTTGGTCCGTAGTTTCGCCGTGATGGCGGGCCAGTCGTAACCACCGATACGGGTTGTAGGCGGAGCGTTCTGCCATTCGTCCATACCGTTCCCTCTCGTCCAACGAAGGTGTCCTCTGGTTGACCCCTTCTGGCACCCAGTATAGTTCCTGCTGCTCACTTCTCGGTGACCGTCTGCATACCTCACTCCCTCGTGTTGGCCTCTCTCTCCTGCTGTCTGCGCTCGTGCTCGGCGAGGTACTCGTCGACCACCTCGGCATGCTCCTCCCGGTACCGAGCGGCATCGGCGACCGCCATGATCCGCTCCTCCGGGGTGGAGAACGGCAGGTCCCGGACCTTCGCCCAGTGCTGTGCCATCGACTGTGCCCGGCGGGCCATCCACGCCCGGCGGGACGGCACCATGTCCTGCCCGTTCAGCGCGAGGATCACCTCGTACTCGGTGACGACGTACGCCAGCCCTGCCATGCGATGTGCCGCACTCATCTCCGTCATGACTGCTCGGGCTCCTCGTTCAGCATCTCCCGCAGGGCGCTGAGTGAACCGACCGCCCGCTCGGCCCGCGCCTCGGCGGCGGCACGCGAGGCGTTCGCCTCGGCCAGCGCCTCGCCCAACCGCGTCACCTGCTGGTGCATCTCCGCCAGCCTGCCCCGGTCCACCAGCGCCTCGATGCGGCGCAGCACCTGCTCATCGGTCAGCGGCTCCGTGCTCAGGTGCTGCTCCGGTCGGTTCTCCACGATCCGGTGAGCGGCGATGTCGGCAAGGGCGGCGGCATCCATCGACTGCCAGTTCTCGATCCCATCCAGCGCCATCACGAGGTCGTGGGCCAGTTTGCGGATCGCGCGAGCGTTCGGGTGGGTGATGTCCGACGGCTCGTAGTGCTCCGTCCGCAGCAGCGGTGGCTCCGGCTCGCTCGCCACGGCCGTGGTGTGTGACCGGGCGGCGTGCATCTTGACCGAGCGCGGGTTGGGGTTCGCCGGGTGGTCGCAGAACTTGCACCGGTAGGTGACGGTACCGTCCTCCAGCGTGACCTCCAGCACCCCCCGGGACTCGTAGACCTTCCCGGTGGAACCCTTCTTGCCGCCTCGTCGGGCCAGCCACGGCGTGATCGACACGACCTTCTTGCCCTCGATGACGTCGTCCTGTTTCACCGTGTAACTCTCCGGCTGGCGCAGTTCCGTCACCGTCGCCACCGGCTCCGGCTCCTCCTCCTTCCTCTCCTCGCGCTCGGCTGCTGCCTTCTCGGCTTCCTCCATGGCGGCAGCCACAGCGGTCTTTCTTGTCACGACGCTCTCCTTCTCATCTTCTTCTTTGACCCACTCCTTGGTCTTTTCGACCAGATCGACGCCGAACGTCGCCACCAGTTGTGCGATGTCGGGTTCCTTCTTCATGTCGTAGCCACCCTGAACGAGGTTGGTGACGGCGAGTGGGTCCGAATGCCGCACCATCTGGTTCACCCACGACCTGATCCGGTTGTGGTTGACGTTCGTGGTGGGGATGTTGATGGCCCTTGCGCTGATCGGTGAGTGCAGGATCGCCATCTTCTGCTCTTGATTCCCCCAACGGACAGTCCACCCCAACACTCGGGCCATGGCGATGACTCTGCGTGCGTCCGGTGTGAAACGCTTAGTGTCCGACTCGGTGAACTGTGGGGTTCTGGACATTGGTTCCTCTCCTTCCTGCCATGGCGGCGACCGGGTGTGGTGGTCGCCGCCATGGCATTGTGACTCAGGTCGAGAGCATCGGGGCGTTGGCGTTGGGCTCCGCCTCCAGCGACTCGACGCGGAAGGCCGAATGAGAGATGAAGGACGTCGGGGAGTTCTTGATCTGCGCCAGCACGTCCGGGTCGGAGAGGTCGTACCCGCTCAACTCGACCCGGAACGTGGCGGTCCCGGTGATGAACCCCTTGTGCTTCCTCGGTGGCAACCCGTTGCTGTCGAGGATCGGGTCGAACTCGCTGCACCAGTTCCGGTACACGCCCTCGGCGACCATCCGGTTCCGCAGCCCCATCTCGATGCGCTCCTTCTCACGCATCAGGCGGGCCACCGCCTCCTCCGGCGTCTCCGTGGCCGGGTTCAGCATCGGTGCCAGAGCGGCGACGGCGTTGCTGTTCCAGTGCTGGGTCATCTGGCCGGGCATCGCGACCAGTGGCTCGATCGACGACCACCCGTCGATCCGGCAGTCGTACCCGGGCCACGACCCGGGCGGGATGCACACCGCCTTGTCGTATCCGAAGCCGTAGTACGCCGGGGTGAGCGCCTCGAACGTGTCGGCGTCGTACTCCTCGGTGCTCCCCTGCACGGAGAACTTCGTGTCCCCGAGCCACCCGTCGAACCGCAGCAGCGGGGAGTGATGCGTCCCGTCCGGCGGAATCTGCCTGACGTACGCCCCCTGCTTCGGGGAGACGGGGTACACCTCAGCCTGCTTGACCTTGCTTGCCATGTCTGCTTTTTCCTCTCTCAGAAGTCGTTCAACACCGATCAGAAGCCACCGGGTGTTACCCGGTGTAACGAGTTCGGTCATCAGTGCCACGACGACGCGCCGACCTCACGCATCGCCTCAACCGCCGCAAGCATCTGGTTGGTGGGGTCGAGTTCCACCATGTCGCCGCTCTGCCGCATGTGCCGGAACATGGACATGCCGCCGTCCTTGTGGATGACGATCGCGTCACGGAAGTCCTGCTCCCGCCCGTCTGGGAAGTGCATCGAACCCTCCACGGTGAGGGCCAACGTCTCCACCGGGACGTCCTTCTCTCCTGCGGTGAGGTGCTCACGCCAGTGCATGGCGAACGGGATGAGCGTCTCCAAGTCCGGCAGGATGATCGCCGGGGTGATGATGACCGGGTCCTCGGACAGCAGTGCCCACAGGATCGGCGGTGCGTCCCACGACCACAGCGGGGACACCGACAGCGCCCGCAGCACTGTCGGGAAAACATCGGCGTCGTTCATCGCTTCGTTCCCTTCTGTTCTGGATGGTTGGCGGGCCACCGCAAGGGTCCGGGGTCGTCCCCGCGCTCCAGCAGTTCACTGACTAGGGTCACGGCCTGCTTCACCCGGTGGTCCGTGAAGGCGCAGTAGCCGCAGAGCCGGAACTCACGGCCCTCCTCGTCGGTGAGGACGACGAGTTCGTGACGTTCCATCTGTTTCAGGGTGGTGCCGTCGGCGGTGGCCCACAGGGTGCGCGAGCAGACGAGGCAGCATCCGTAGAAGAACACGTCGTACGGTTGACCGTTGCAGATGAACACCTGCCAGCGGTCCTCCAGACGAGGCGTTCCCGAACTGAGGACATCGAAATACTTGCCCATCGGTTTCGGCTGCTTCGGGAATCGCAAGTTCTCGCTCACTGTTCCTTCCTTTCGTTTCACGGTGTAACAACCGAGGAGGTGGGGGGCCGACCCACCACAGGCGACCCCCCACCTCGGTTCGTGAAGGGGACTAGCCCCGTCGCTCCAGCGCGTCCATCCGGTCCATCAGGGTGCGTGCCCACTGGGGCATGTCGTCGCTCTCGACCTCGCCGTTGGTCGGCGGGGCGGGCATGAGCCCGCACTCGATGAGCGCGTTCTGAACCTTCCTCGGGTCGAGGTCCTCGTCCCTCGCCTCGTCGAGGAGGAAGGTGCAGATCGCCCGGTCCCGGGCCTCCAGCCGCTCGATCACCACGTCGATCGCACCCATGTAGGGGCGAGCCGCCCCGCCGATGCGGGCGGTGACCACGTCCATGACGATGTCACGGATGCTGGTGATCCCGTCGTCCCGGATAGCGAACTCGTTCTGCTGCGTCATCAGGTTGTTCCTCTCGGTGTGTTTGTGTCTGGGGTGGGGCACCCCCTCCGATGCCCCACCCCACGGTGCGCTGCGGTGCAACCTCTCCTTCCTCTCGTCGCCCATGCCCGTGGCATGAACGGCCGGACGGCCGATGGCTCCTGTAGTCCACCGGCCGCCCGACCTCTCCCACCACAGGAGAAGATTGTGGGAACCTACGGGCTCAACTTCTCGACCGGCGACAGGATGGACATCACCGTCTCGTTGACAAGCACCGCCACCGCCTCCAGCACCGGATTACCATCGTCGTCCTCCATCGAAGCGACGATGACGGCCACGTCACCGCCGTTGATCTGCGCCCGGAGCAGGATGGGCCTGACGTCCGAGAACTTGCCGTCGAGCAGCGCCAAGAGTTGGTGGCTCCGTAGTATCTCGTCATCCCTGATGTCTCTGGAGGTCACGACCCTGCCTCCGTTACACCGGGTAACACCGGCGGCGGCTCCGGCTCCGGCTCGGTCAGCGCGTTGGCGATCTGCTCCAGCGCGCACGCGGTGCGCTCTGTGTTGCGCACGATGTGGTCGACGTCCCGGTAGAACCCGGCCTCGTATCCGGTGACCATCACCGCTCACCCAGCGGGTCGAAGCCGTGGTCCGCCACCGTCTCCGCGTACACGTCACGCTCCGCCATCTGTGACAACATCTGCGTCGACAAAGTCGGCAACCGGTCGACCGCTTGCCCGACTGAGGGCGGCTGCCAGTCTCTCGGAGAGCGGTGGCCGTGGGCCAGATGAGATTTGGAGCGGCTCTGCTGCTTCTCCACCGCCATTCTGCTCCGCTGCCTCGCCTTGCGCCTTCTTCCTCCTGCGCCCATGCTTCTTTGCCTTCCAGTCGTCCGGTGTGGTGTTGCCTGCTTGCATGACCAGTACGGCGGCGAATGCGTCGTCGTACGTCTCGTGCCATGACACGAGTTCGAGTTCCACCTTCCACCGGGTGACGGTGGGTGCGCACAACGCGGCGCGTGGGTCACCCATGCTCTGGAGGATGGCCCAGCCGTACCTGATGGTGATGGTCATTTCCTCGCCGATGAGCGAGTACCTGCGTTCAGTCATCGGGTGCTTCCTCTCTCGTGGTGGGAGTTTCCGTTACATGGTGTAACGGAGGCTGTTGCCGCTCGTCGGCCTCGACCGCTCGGAGCCGACGGCGGTACGACGGGAACGCGCTCATGACGAGCAGCGCGACCCCGTGCGGGTGGAGCGGGTGGCGACGGTCAGGCATCGAACCCACCCGCCCGCAGCAGGTCCGGCCAGTCGAGCATGGTCGACAGGCAGTGGAACCCGTCGCCCGGGTCGTCACCCCACGTCGAACCGCCGCAGACCAGCAGCCTGATGCCTCTGACGGGAATCACCATCGAGTCGCGCCACTGGTCGTTGGTGTCCAGCGACCCGACGAGTTCCTTGAAGTCGACCAGTTGCTGCACCCAGAAGGCACGCCCGTCCTCCGGCTCGTCGGAGTAGTACACCCCGCCCGGGTCGGCCAGCAGCAGGGCGTCGGGGGTGGCCTCGTCGACCCACCGTTCCATCGCCTGCCAGTCGACGGCCCGCTCCGGCAGCACCATCCATGCGAGGACGAGGTCCATGCCCATCAGGACACCCCCGCCCAGTCGATCGGCGGGTGGCCCCGTCGGGCCAGCGCATCGTCGAGCAGCCGGTCCGCCTCGCTGACGCCGTGCTCCCGCTCGTACCAGCCGACGGAGTCGCTGGTGAGGATGCTGACGCAGAGCAATGTCCACAGGGCTCGCAGCGCGCTCATGCCGTCTCCTCCTCGTCGCCGACGGTGGCACCGGCCAGCGGTCGCTGCTGCACGTCGTCAGCGAACCGCTGCGCCCAGCCACGGAACGCCTCCTTCGTGCTGCCCCACCGCCCGAACCGGGTCGGTGACGCGACGCGCCCGTAGTCGTGCTCGCCGTGCTGGATGCGCGGCTTCGTGCTGCCGGGCACCGCCCGGTACACCGCCCACGGGACCGGGTCGTCGTCGACGAACCACGCGAACGCCCACACGTTGGGCAGTGAGACGTCGTGCAGTTTGGTTGGCATCGGGGATTGTCCTTCCATGGTGGGTTTCATCACTGGCTCCGGTCTCGCGGCACGCCGCACGCGGCGAGGAACAGGTCACGGTCGAATCTCGGGTTCCTCTGGAACGTGTCCGCCAGTGAGGTGGCGACCGAGTCCAGAGCGGTGAGCGCCTCCGCGTTCGCGGCATCCCGTCGATGGGCGAGGATCACCGTCGCGATGGCGAGGTAGTCCCGCTTCGACATGCTCATCCCCGCCTCCTCATCGGGTCCCTGTCGTTGGGGCACTCACCGAGGTTGAGGTAGGTCGGGTCCGGCACGGTGAAGTGCTGGGCGAAGTCCGCCTCGGTGTGGAGGTGCTCGCCGCACCCCGAGCAGTCCAAGTTGCACGGTGTAACAGCGAGCGACTCGCGGTGCTCGGCGTCGATGAGGTGCCACTTCGTGACGATGCCGCCGGGGTGGTGCTTGCGTGCCCACTGCCACATCTGCCATCGCACATGCAACGGGATGGGCTCGTGGGTGGCGTGGGGCATCCCGTCCGTGCAGAATCCGCCGAACGTCGTGGCCCTCTCGTCCCTCCACTCCCCCGTCCCGGTCGCCGGGTCGAAGGTGTAGGTGATGGCAGCCTCGCAGCGGCGACAGACGATGGCGCTCATGACAGCCACTCCACGATCGTGTGGGCGACGGACCCACGGGTGGTTCCCTCGACGGTCTCGCTGGTGGAGGTGGTGATGCCGAGCCACTGCCCCTCGTGAATCTTGACGATCACCGCCACCGGCAGGTCGTCGAGGTACAGGGTGTAGGCGTCGGTCTCCCGCTTGACGAACCGGGTGTTACCCGGTGTAACGGCGGCGCTCACAGCCACTCCTGAGCGCCGAAGCCGAAGGTGTCGTCGTCGGCGAGCGCCTCGGCCGCCGCCTCCTGCGGGGTCATGCCCGAGTCGTAGGCGTCCCGGTAGGACCAGTCGGAGATGTCACGGGAGAACACACCGACAGTGGCGCACAGGGCCTTGTCGACCCGGCCCATCCACTGATGGAAGGGGAGTGCCTGCTCGACCTTCGGTGGGCTGAGTTCCAGCCGCACGGCGGGCTGGCGGCCCCACCGGTCGAAGCACGCCTGACACATGTAGGCGTGCGGCCCGACGACGGTGGCCGCGTCGTACAGGGCGGGCGTGTCACCCGCCGGGTTGAGGTGGGTCTGACACATCGGGATGACGTGGACCTTCACGGTTTTCATGGCTGGTTCCTTCTGTTGTGGTGGGTTGGTACTGCGCATGGGTGGAGCGGCTGGCCCCGACCCCGTGGAGGGTATGCGCCTGTCGGGGCCAGCCTGACTGTGGGTTACACGGGGTAACACATGCCGAATGGGGGTCGGGCGCGAGGAGGCGGACCCGACCCCCATCCGGGGTCTCACTGGTCGAGCATGTCGTCGTTGGGGTGCTCGGCGAGGAAGCGGTACGCCCACTCCTCGTCCGCCTTGCGACGGGCCTCGGCGAGCGCCGCCTTGTCACGTTCGGCCTGATGGCACAGTTCGCACACCGGCATCCCGTACTGGTTCTTCGTGACCGACGGGGCACTGCCGCACTCGGTGCACGGTTTGGGGTCGGCGGCCAGCGCCCGCGCGACCCGGGGGGACATGGGCAGTCGCGCCTTGCTGTGGTCGGTCATGCCCCCGACACCTCCGTGTACGCGATGCGCCTGCCCGCCCGGATGCCCTTGCGGAACGCGGAGCACAGCGGGCAGACCGGGCCGAAGTGCTCCTGCCCGCGCAGGTGCATGAGCGCGGTCCACTCGGCGGTGGTCTCGGCGACCAGCGTGGGGGTGTTACCCGGTGTAACGTCCGGCTGCGTGGGGATGTTGACGACGAGCCTCATGACGTGACCACCGTCCCGTCGGAGCAGACGACCGTGGTGGTGTTGTCGATGTCCCACAGGCAGTAGGCGGCGGGCTCGTCCCAGATGGGGTGGTCGGGGCCGAAGATCGGCAGGTACTTCTCGGACGGGAGCGGCACGTAGTTCGGGCCACAGGTGAGGTTGCCCATGGTCAGGCAGTTCCACCGGGGGTCCTCCTCGGTGATGCCTGCCGCTGCCGCCTCGGCCGCGATGCACTCGGCATCGGAGCCGCAGGTGGCGGTGACCTGCGGCCGGGTGGGCGCGAGGTCCGGGTCATGGTCGATGCCGTAGACGAGACCGACGGCGGCGGTCGCTCCGAGCGCGAGCCCGAAGGTCAGGGACAGCAGTGATGTGCGCATGGTGTGGTGGGTTCCTTCTGCGTGGTGGGTTGAGGTGTATTCGGTTGTTATTCGGTGTAACCGTGTTACTCGGTGTAACACAGGTCTGGCCGGGTTTTCACTTGCATACTGCAAGTATACCAGAAGATGTCCGATTTGTCCAGTTTGTGAAAACGGGGGGTCGGGAGGCTGGTTACCTCCCGACCCCCTTCGGTCATCGGACGACCCAGAGGACTGCCGTGCGCACGGCACCGCTCGGGTCGCGGCTCACGAGGTGCATGCTCACGCTCTCCTCGTGCGGCAGGAGGACCGGACGGTGCGAGGCGGCGAGGTGGGCGGCAACCCCCTCCAGCGTGAGCACGATGGGGAAGGTGAGGTCACGGCGGAACGCCATCCGCCATCCCCCGAACTCGTTGTGGAACGTGGCGCAGGTGTCCACGCTCCACCGGCCGTCGACCAGTTCGGGTCGGGCCTGCTCGGTGGTGCCGGTCAGGGTGAGGGTGTGGGTCATGGGTGGAACCTCTTTCGTGGTGGGTTGGGTTGTCAGTGGGTCGGGGTGTTGTGGATGACGACGACGCGGTCACCGCTGCCGCACGCCATGACGAGCGCGATGACCCAGCCGATCATCGTCCACCCCGTGAGGAAGTTGACGATGAACGTGCCCAGCGGGTTGTGCTTGCGGAGGAGCGCGATGACGGTGGGGATGAAGTAGGCGACGAACATGAACAGCAGCAGCAACACGCCCATGATGACGTCGGTGGTGCTGGTGGTGTCGGTGGTGGCTGTGACGAGGGTGTGCATGGGTGGAGCCTTTCGTGGTGGGTTGGTTTGTTGCACGGTGTAACAGGGGGGAGGCTGGGGCTTGCCAGCCTCCCCCCGTTGCGTCATCGGACGCGGGTGACCACGCCGCCGACGACGTCCACCGTGGCGTACCACGTGTGACCGCCGACACCCCATGGGCCTTCCACGGCGTCGGTGCCGTCGGTGATCGCCTCGAAGGGACCGGGCTGCCACACGGTGACGCGGTCGCCGCGCGTGACGGCCTCGCGCAGTGCCTTCTTGGTCTTGAAGTTGGGTCGGACGTACATGGGAATCTCCTGTGGTGTGGTGAGTGGTGAGGTGATGTGGTGGGAGGTGATTCGTTACACCGAGTAACACATCCGCTCCGGGGGAGGGGGGAGTGTTACACCGAGTAACAGGGGCAAAAAAAGCTGGCAGGGGGAAGGGGGGGAGGCCGTAGCCTCCCCCCCGCCCTGCCCGTCAGGCGGTCTTGCCCGCCTGCGCCGGAGCCACCGCGAGCGCGTCCGCCCTAGCGTTGACCTTCGCCAGAATCCGGCGCAGTGCCGCGAGGTTGTCCGCCGTGATCCCGGTCGGGTCGACCGCGAGCGCGTCCGACAGCGCCTCCGCCGCCTTGACGACAGCGGCCATCGTCCGCGCCTTCGCCTCCGCCTCCGGCACCGGCACCTCGCCGGTCTCGCGGACCGCCTTGACGATGGACTTGCGGGCATCCGCGCGCGGGTTCGCCTTGACGATGGCGGCCGCCTGCGGGATGGACAGGGTCGACAGCCCGGTCCGCTTAGGGTCCTTCGCCTTTGCGGCCGCGACGTACTCGCGGGATGCCGCCCGCAATTCGATCAGCGCGCGGTCGCGGCTCATCATGGTCCGGGTGCGACCCTCCTTCGCCACCTCCGGTCCGAACATCATGACCGCGACGTCGCCCTGCGGCATGCCCGGGACGACACGGAGGATGGACTCGTGAACCCGCACCCGGTACAGGGTGTGAGCGTCATGCGCCGCCTTACCCTGCGTCAGAACCGCCTTCGCCTGCGACACAGCGGCATCAATCGCCTCCGTGTCACGGTACTCCCGCATGGCCAGCGCGACCGCCTCCGGCAGTGCCGCCCTGTCAGTGACCGCCTCCAGCGCCTTCAGCGCAGTGGTGCGGTCGGTGGCCTGCGCCTTGACAATCTCGTCAAGGGTCGCGGGCACAACGGTGACGTCGGTGTTGCTCATTGTGGAACCTTCCCGCCCTCCCGGGTGGCTGTTACACGGCGTAACAGCGGGTATCACCCGTTGGGCATGACGGCGTACCGCGCGCGTGCGCGAGGCTGCCGCCTCCGAGGCCCTTCTGCCTGCCTCGTGATACGAGTCTAACACGGGTGACCCCCCGGTGTCTAGTTACACGGGGAAACACGGTGTGACCTGCGTCACACGGTGAGAAAGTACCAGCTCCGCACCCCCCGGGGGAGGAAAGTTACAGCTGGAGGCCGGCTGGAGCGCATATGTGGTCTGGTGTGTGGTGGTGGTGTGGTGTCTGGTTTTGTGGTCCATGTTGGGCTTTGTTGTGGTCCAAAAACATGTTGTGGTCCACCTTCCACCTATTCCGTGGTACATCATGGATGACTAACCTGTGGTACAGGGATGACGCCGCACCTCATCCCGTGGACCAAGAAGGGAGTCCACCGTGGCCGGTCGACCACGAGGCACGCAGGCCCTCACCGAGGTATGGAAGATACGGCTCTCCCCCGCCGAGTCCGCCACGTACGAGCGCCGCAGAGGCACCTCCACCCGCAGCGCCTACGTGCGCCGGGCACTGCGGGCCTACGCCGAACAGGACAAGGCCCCCCAGCCCGTTCCGCCGCAGCAGGTGGTGTTCACGGCCCCCGACAAGACCCACCGCCACCGGCCCGTCCAACAGGTGGAGGACCGGTACGAGCAGGGTGTCCTCATGCGCCGCCACGTCTGCGACTGCGGGCACGACATGGGATGGAGACGGGCATGACCGACTGGCTGCTCGCCGCCCTGTTCACGGTCCTCGGGCTCGCCGCGCTGGGCCTCGCCGCCCTCCTCCTCGGCGGTGTCGTGATCTGGGTGTGGCTTCGCCGCAGGGCACCAGCATGACCATCGACGAGGTCACCACCGCCATCACCTTCACGACGTTGGTGCTGGTGTTCGCGTTCATCGTCCTCTACTCGATCTGGCACCGCTGATGGACACGCGGACGTGGATCGTCATCGCGGTGCTGGTACTGGTCGCGGCCCTTTTCGTACTGCTGGACCCTGACCCGGTACGACTGGAGAAGCGGTGGTAAAGATGGCCATCTCCGCCACCTGTCCCGTGTGTCAGGTAGACATACCGCTGCCGGTGCGGGAGAACACCCCCACCGAGGCGGGACTCAGCGTCGAGTTGGACGTCACCCTCGTCGCGGAGCACGGCAGGATGCACGTCCGCTGCACCTGTGCATGGCCGCACGGGAGGAGACTGCACGACCCCACCTGCCCGGAGCACTCGTGAAAGCCGTCGTCGGCAGGCTGCTGCGGAACGCCGCCGACCTCATCGACCGCGAGCACGGACCCCGCGCCATGTGGCTGTCCTTCACGTTCCGCAAGGGCACCGGCCTCGTCCTGCACGAGGACGGCACCGGCTGCCACCTCTGGTACATGGCCGAGGACTACGACAAGGCATGGGAGAACTACCAGTGACCGTCGCCGACCTGTTCTGCGGGGCATCCGGCTGGTCCGTCGCCGCCCGGGACCTCGGGCTCGACACCATCGGGTACGACCTGTCCCCCGCCGCCGTCGCCACCAGCCGCGCCGCCGGGTTCACCGTCCGCCTCGTCGACCTCACCGACCACCACCCCGAACCCTGCGACGGCATCGTCGCGTCCCCGCCCTGCCAGCCGTTCTCCGTCGCCGGGCTCAAACACGGCCGCAACGACACCCGCAGCAGGCTCGCCCTCGCCGTCTGGCACTGGGCCAACCACTCCCAGCCCCGCTGGGTCGCCGTCGAACAGGTCGAGGGTGCCGCACCCATGGTCAACCGGCTCGCCGCCATGCTCACCACCATCGGCTACCACACCGCGCTCCGGCTCGTCGACGCCGAGACGTTCGGGGTCCCCCAGACCCGCCGCCGCATCGTGCTCATGGCCCACCGCGAACGCACCCCCGGCCAGCCACGCACCACCCACTCCCGCTACAACCGGCGCTACCCGCACCGGCTGCAACGCGGCCTGCCCCGCTGGGTCACCATGGCCGAGGCGCTGCACTGGGACGACGGCAGGCCGTGGGGACCCGACGGCCACCCCGAGCAGCACTGGGTCAGCCACGGCGAAGAAGTCCTCGACCTGTCCCTGCCCGCCCGGCCGCCCGACGTCGACCCCGCCACCGCGTGGCTGCGCGAACGGCCCGCCACCACCGTCGTCTCCCGGTACCGCAGCGACGTCATCGCCTCCCCCGGCTGGCGCACCGGCGCACCCCGCCAGAACGCCCCCGGGTCCGTCACCGTCACGGTCGCCGAGGCCGGGGTGCTGCAAGGCTTCCCCCCGTGCTACCCGTGGCAGGGCAGCGCGCAGACGCAGTACCGTCTCGTCGGCAACGCCTTCCCCCCACCCGTCGCCAAGGCCGTCATCGAGGAGTTGCTGTGCTGACCGTCCGCTTCCACCCCGCGCTCGAACCGCTGATGGTCCCCAAGGACTCCATCACCCCCAACCCCGACAACCCCAACAACGGGGACGTCGACGAAATCATCGCCTCCATCCTGCGCAACGGCTGCTACCGCCCCATCTACGCGGCTGAGGACGGCACCATCCTCGCCGGGCACCACCTGTACGCCGCCCTGCTGGAACTGGGCTGCCTCATGGTCCCCGTCCTGTACGTCACCACCGACGCCGCCGGGGCGCGACGGATCATGCTCGCCGACAACCGCATCGCCGCGCTCGCCCGCACCGACGACGCGCTGCTGCTGGAACTGCTCGACATCGTCTCCGCCGAGGACCACGGCCTGTCCGGCACCGGCTACGACGAGCGCTATCTGGAGGCGCTGCGCGAACGCGCCCTCCTCGACGCCGGGACCCCGCTGCACACCGACCTGCCCGACACCGCCAGCACCGACCTCACCTGCCCCGCCTGCGGGCACACGTGGAAGGCCCGCACATGACCGACACCTACGACCGCCCCTCCCGCGCCGAGGCCGCCATCGCGTTGAAGGTCTCCGGGGCCACCTACCACCAGATCGCGCGGACGCTGGAGTACGCCAACGCGGCACAGGCCCGCACCGCCGTCGAGATGGCGCTCGCCGCCACCGTCACCGAGGCCGACCGCACCCAGCAGCGGGAGATAGCCGCCCGCCGCATCGAGCGCCTCATGCTGTCGCTGTGGGGCAAGGCCACCGACGAGAAGAACGAGGAGCACCTGTCCGCCGTCCGCACCGCGCTCGCCCTCACCGACCGGCACATCCGGCTGTTCGGCCTCGACGCCCCGCAGCAGATGGTCGTCTACACCCCCGCCGGGGAGGAGATTGCGGAGTGGGTCGCGGGCATGGCCGAGCAGGTCCGGGGTGAACTGCCCGCCGAGGCCGACATCATCACCGGCAGCGTCGTGCCGGACGAGGAGTCCGCGTGAGGACCGACTGGCGCGACGACATCCTGCGCCGGGTGCACCAGCGGGTCGACCCGGACCCGCCGATCCGCCGCCGCCGACGGCCCAACCGGTCCGAGGCCGCGTACGCCTCCGTGTTCGGCCGGGAACTGTACCGGTCCACCCTGTTCCTCACCGTCGAGTTCACCGGCATGCTCGACGCCGCCGCCAAGGCCCGGGACGTGAACCGCTCCACCTACTACCGTCGCGCCCTCGCCGTCATGCTCGCCCACGACCTGAGCCTGCCCATCCGGGAGGTGCTGTGGTGGTCCCCCGCGCAGGGACGCTACGGCCGCGTCCAGACCCGTCGCGGCCAGCGGGACGACGGCGACGGCATCGAGGGCTGGTGCCCGCACCCCGGATGCGACGGAGCCCACCTGCGAGCGGAGTAGCCTCGAAGCAGACGGGGCACCGATGCCCCGCCGCAGTCGAGACAACGAAAGAGAGAAGGCCATGGCATCCCCGATCTACGTCGAGTCGCCCGTCCCCCGCCCGCTACCGTTCGGCCTCCTCTCCGTGGCCGACGAGCGTCCCGGCGGGAACGGCCACTGGCAGCAGGGCGTGCAGTACCCGTCCGACAACTGCGTCGTGACCATGGCGACCCCCACCGGCGACTTCTGCACCACCAGCGACCCCAAGGTGGTCGTCGACGACTCCGGCACCACCGACGCCGCACCCTTCACCGCCTACGTGCTGCGCGAGTGCGGCACCGTCGGCGACGTCGCGCAGGCCCACGACCGGGCCATGCGGATGTTCAACGCCTCCGAGGGCATCGCCGTCGAGCGGGGCTTCTGGGCCTACCTCGCCGACCCGACCACCACCGTCGTCGACATCACCGGAGCGCAGACCGTCGACTCCCCCGCGCTCGGGCTGGCGATGCTGGAGGAGTACGCCGCCGAGCACTACGGCGGCATCCCCACCATCCACGTCGACCGCCTCGTCGGCTCGCTGCTCGGCACCAGCCGCAGCATCGAACGGCACGGCAACCGGCTGGAGACCGTGCAGGGTGCCTACGTCGCCTCCGGCGGCGGCTACGGTCCGGCCGGGCCGGACGGGGGCAGCCCCGGACCGGACGAGGCGTGGATGGGTGTCACCGGTGTCGTCACGCTGTGGCGGGGTGCCGCCCACGTGCACGGCCCGTTCGTCCAGATGGACCCCTCCCTCGCCTACCTCAACACCACCGTCGTCCTCGCGGAGCGCACCTACGTCGTGTCGCCGGACTGCCTCGTCGCCGCCGTCCGGGTGAAACTCTGACGGTCACCCCACGTGTGCACAATGGAGCACATGAAGGCGCGCTGGCCCACCCGGTGCGAGCACTGCAAGGAGTGGATCGAGGTCGGCTCCCGCATCACCATGTTCGCGGGGCGGCCATGGCTCACCACCCACCTCGTCGACTACCAGCGGCAGCGGCAGCGGCAGCGGAGGACCTGATGTACCTGTTCGTGTTCGCCGGGTGCGCGCTGTTCATCGTCGGGCTGTTCGTCGTCCTCGACTACATCGCGTGGTCGGAGACCCTCGGCTGGCTGCTCATGATCCTCGGGATCGTGCTGTGCCTGCTCCCACCGGTCCGGGGCCGACGGCCGCTGTGAGTTACCCGGTGTAACCGATGAGCCTCGACAAACGCCCCGAGGAGGTGTGGAAGCGCTGGACCCCCGCCGCGCAGGAGAAGGCGCGTGACGCGCTCCGGGAGGCGGTGTCCTCCACGTGGCGGCCGTTCTACTGCCCGAGGCCGCACTGCGACGGCAAACCCCACGACGCATGGGACTTCCGGCACGGCCGCTGGGACCAGCACCCCCCGCCCGGCGACTGGCTGGTGTGGCTGGTCCGTGGCGGTCGCGGCTCCGGCAAGACGCGGACCGGGGCGGAGTGGACCCGTCGCCGCACCAAGGTCTCCCCGCGCATCGGGCTGATCGCCCCGACCGGCCCCGACGGGCGCGACATCATGGTGGAGGGCGAGTCCGGCATCCTCGCCATCTCCCCGCCCGACGACCGCCCCTCGTGGGAGCCGTCGAAGAAGAAACTCACGTGGCGCAACGGGGCCGTCGCCCACGTGTTCTCCGGGGAGGAGCCGGAGCGGCTGCGCGGGCCGCAGCACTACGACCTGTGGATCGACGAGCCCGCCCACATGCCGCTCATCGAGGAGGTGTGGAGCAACGCCCTGTTCAGCCTGCGCCTGCCCGGCCGGGACGGCAGGCCCCGCATCTGCGCCACCACCACCCCCCGCCCCAGCCAGTGGATGAAGGACGTGAAGGACGACCCCGCCACCGTCTCCGTCGTGGTCTCCACCTACGCCAACATCGACAACCTCGCCCCCACCTTCGCGCAGCACATCCTGTCCCGGTACGAGGGCACCCGGAAGGGTCGTCAGGAGATTCACGGCGAGATTCTCGCGGACGTGGACGGTGCGCTGTGGACGTGGGAGATGATCGAGGACAACCGGGTGACGCAGGCCCCGGCCCATCTGGACCGGATCGAGGTCGGCATCGACCCGGCGGGCTCCACCGGTCGCTCCGCCGACGAGACCGGCATCATCGTGGCCGGGTCGGCGGGGGAGGACTTCTACATCCTCTCCGACCGCAGCGGGCGGCTCTCCCCCACCGGCTGGGCGGACCGGGCGACGATGGCGCTGGAGGAGTTCGGCGGCGACTGCCTCGTGCCGGAGAAGAACTACGGTGGCGACATGGTGCGCTCCACACTGGAGAACTCCGACAACACCGCCCGCATCGTCCCGGTCACCTCCCGGCGCGGCAAGGTCATCCGGGCCGACCCGATCGTGGCACTGTACGAGAAGGGCCGGGTGCACCACGTCGGCCACCACACCGATCTGGAGGACCAGTTGGTCTCGTGGGTGCCGGGTCGGGACTCCCCGGACCGGCTCGACGCGCTGGTGCACGTCGTCACGCACCTCGCCAAGACGGCCAGCCCGGCGGCCATCTCCGACCCGAGGCACCTGCGCCCCCGCTGGCTGAGGGCGATCCGGTGACCCTGTCCGAGGTGTACCTGCACGTCGCGGCGACGGCGGTGGGTGTCGTCAGCGCGGCCCGGCTCACCCGGCTGGTCGTCGCGGACACGTTCCCGCCCTCGGTGGCCTTCCGCATCTGGTTCGAGAAGGTCACCAAGGACGGCGGCTGGAGCAAGTTGGTGTCCTGTCCATGGTGTGCAGCGCCGTACATCAGCGGGATAGTGCTTGCGTGGGCAGTTCTCTCGGACCTGCACCTGACGTGGTGGCTGTTCAACGGCTGGATGGCAGGCTCCTACGCAGCGGCGTACTTGGTGTTCCACGACGAGGATGAGTGACCCATGCCCAGAACCACTCCCGAACTGGCCGCCGAGGTGGTCAAGGCACCCCGCGCCATGGTCGCCTCGGCGGTCCGCTACCCCGGCACCACGCGCCGCGTCTACCGCAAGGCGCAGGACTGGCAGGCGGAGGCGTGGCGGCACTACGACCACTGCGGCGAACTGCGGTTCGCGGCGAACTGGATCAGCAACGTCCTCTCCCAAGCCACCCTGTACGCGGCCACCCGCGCGCCCGACAACTCGCTGACGAAGCAGGACAGCGGTCCCGCCGTCGACGCCATGGAGGCGCTGTTCGACGGCCCGGAGGGGCAGGCGCAGATGCTCGCCGCCATCGGCCTGCACCTGACCGTGCCCGGCGAGTGCTACCTCGTCGGGCGCTCCCCCGTGCAGGAGCGTGACGAGTTCGGCGACGACGACATCTGGGAGATTGTCGGCACCGAGGAGATGAAGCACAGCGGCACCAAGTGGGGCATCGACTACCAAGACGGCAACCGCATCCTGTGGCTGGACGACGAGGCCGTCATCATCCGCATCTGGCGACCCCACCCCCGGCGGCGCATCGAGGCCGACTCCCCTGTGCGTGCGCTGCTGGGGGTGCTCACCGAACTGGAGTTCCTGTCCCGCCACGTCATGGCGCAGGCCACCTCCCGGCTCGCCGGTGCCGGTGTCCTCGTCCTCCCGCAGGGCATGACGTTCCCGGCCCCACCGGAGGACTCGGGGCTGCCGGAGAACGCCAGCGACGCCGACATCTTCATGGCCGTGCTCGGCGAGAACATGCTCACCCCCATCGCCGACCCGGGTGCCCCCTCCGCCGTGGTGCCGATCGTGGTCACCGCCCCCGACGAGGTCATCGACCGGATCACCCACCTGACCTTCTGGACCGACCTCGACGAGCACGCCGTCGAACTGCGCAACGAGGCCATCCGCCGCCTCGCCCTCGGCCTCGACATGCCACCGGAGATTCTGCTGGGCACCGCCGACGTCAACCACTGGGGCTCGTGGCAGATCGAGGAGTCCTCCATCAAGACCACCATCGAGCCGCTGCTCGCGCTCATCGCCAACGCCATCGCGGTGGGCTACGTGCAGCCGCTCACCGAGGAGCCCACCGACGCCGTCGGCGGGGACACCTCCAAACTGCGGCTGCGCCCGAACCGGTCCCGCGAGGCCATCGAACTGTACGACCGGGGCGAACTGGACGCGGAGGCGCTGCGCCGGGAGACCGGCTTCTCCGAGGACGACAAGCCCGACGACGACGAGTTCAAGGCGTGGATGTTGAAGAAGGTGGCCTCCGGCTCCACCACCCCCGAGCAGGTGGCGGACGCCCTCACCGCCCTCGGCATCCTCGGCATCCGGGACATGGCCGAGTTCCCACCCACCGAGGGCCGCCCCGCACCGTCGCTGCGCGACCACCCCGAGCGCGGTGCGCCGCAGGACGAGGAGGCCGCCAGCCTCGCGTCCGTCGCGGAGGCGCTGGTGTTCCGGGCGTTGGAACGGGCCGGGAACCGGCTGCGGTCCTTGAAGCAGGTCCGGCCCGCCTGCATGGCCGCCGACACCTACCAGTACGTGGACGTGCGCCCCGGTGATCTGGACAAGGTGATGGCCGATGCATGGACCTGCATCCCGAGGGTGCTGCCGTCGCTGACCCCGTTGCAGCAGCAGGTCGTCGAGAACGCCCTCGACACCTACGTGCGCAACCTCCTGCTCACCAAGCGGGAGCACACCCGGGGCGAGATGGTGCAGCACCTGATGAGCACGCCGATGCGGAGCCTGCCGACATGAGGGTCATCCTCACCACCGACGGGCGCGAGGTGTTCGCCGCCGAGCGACGCAAGGAACTGCGTCGAGGGGAGAGAACGCTGCACCGCTCGGTCCGGCTGGCACTGGGCAGGTGGGGTCGGGAGGGCTGGTACGACGCGCTGGTCCGGCGGGCGGTCACCATGGCGCGGGCCGCGTACCGGGAGGAGACCGGGAAGATCACCTCGCAGGCGCTGCGCGCCGAACTGGAGGACTTCCAGTCGGAGATGTCCTCCGCCATGGAAAAGACCACCGAGCCCGACGACGACTCGATGCACCGGCAGGTGGAGGCCATCTCCGCCTCCGTGTCCACCGCCGCACACAACGTCGCCATGGTGGCGGCGGCGAAGGACCTTGCCGCCGCCGAGGAGATGGGCAAGGTGTGGCTGACGATGGAGGACGAGGCGGTGCGGCCCGCACACCGGGACGCGCACGGACAGAAGGTCCGCCTCGACGAGAAGTTCACCGTGGCCGGGGTCGACATGGACCGGCCCGGCGACATGAGCGCACCGGTCGAACTGTGGATCAACTGCCGGTGCATCCTCGGGATCGAGTACATGAGCATCGAGGAGGCTGTCACGGCAGCCGCGCCAGTGGCACAGTCGAAGCAGAGCACAGGAGAGGCGACAGCCATGACCACCACCGACTTCGCACCGGACGACCTTCCAGACCTGCCGGAGAACGAGCGGGTCGACCTCGCCGAGGACATCCCGTGGTACGGGGTGCTCGCCCCGGAGGGGGTGCTGTCCGGCGACGGGCGCAAGTTCAAGGAGGGCGCGCTGCGCTACCGCGACCTGCCCCTGCCGCTGTCGTGGCAGGAGCGCAACGAGGTGGGTCACGACGGCTCGGTGGTCGTCGGCCGCATCGACGAGGTGTGGCGCAAGAACGGGCAGATGCGGGGTCGGGGCACCTTCCTGTCCACCGAGGACGCCGACCGCGCGGTGGGCCTGCTCGCGGAGGGCGGCATCCGGGGCGTGTCCGTCGACGCCGACGACGGCACCATGGAGATGGAACTGCGGGACGGCGGCGACCTCGACGAGCGGCTCGACGCCGGGGAGGCGGTGGACCTCGGCGACATCGTCACCGTGTTCACCGACGCCCGCATCTGCGGTGCCACCCTCTGCCCGATCCCGGCGTTTCAGGAGGCGTTCGTCTCCCTCGGCGTCCCGCCGGACGACTTCCTGCCCGGCGACGAACAGGGCGACAACGAGCAGGAGGGGCTGGCCGCAGCGCTGGAGGGGAGCGAGCACGACCTGCTCGCCATGCACGCCGAACTGACCTTCCGCTCCATCTCGGAGAAGCCGTGGGACGGGAGCGCGTCACGCTTCACCGACGACGAGTGGTTCCGCTCCACGATCGTCCACCTCAACGGCAACAGCCGGGTGAAGTCCGACAACAAACTGCCCATCCTCGAACCCGGTGGCGCGCTGTCCCGGGCCGGGGTGCACGCCGCAGCCGCCCGCCTCAACCAAGTGCAGGCCCCACCTGCGGCCATCGCGAAGGCGAAGGCGTCGCTGCGCACCGCGTACCGGGAACTCGGTGAGGACCTGC